CACCTACTTCCTGCTGATGTTCATGTTGCGCGGTATGCCGTTCATTGACCTGGCACACTTGCGGAAGTCGGATTTAAGAAATAGGCGCATCACTTACCGTCGGCATAAGACGGGGAAACTGATGGTGGTGGATGTGCCGCCTGATGCGATGAGGCTGTTGCAGAAGTACAGGGACAAGACGGATTCGGAATATTTGTTCCCGTTGCTGCATGGTGGCTTGTTCATGGAGGAACATCACCACCGTTATCAAGAAACATTACGGCATTTCAACCGGGAGTTGGCGCGGCTGATGAAACAGTTATTGCCCGGTGTTTCCGTAAGTTCGTACACCGCACGCCATACATGGGCTACACTTGCAAGGAATAAGGCAGATGTTGACAAAGCAACTATACATGAAGCGTTGAATCATGTAGACGAACAGATGCGCATAACTGATATATACATAGATAAAGACTATAGCAGGCAAGATGCCGCCAATAGAAAAGTACTTGATTTGGTTAGTTTTAAATGCCCCGAATGAGGGGCATTATTTTTTATCAAACATTCCACCCTTGCCAGTAAGCAGCCATTTGGCATTAATACGATATTCCGTAATCAATGGTATAAGCCAAAATAACTGTAACAATGATGCTTGATAATCGCTTTCTTGCCTATAATATACACGTTTATCAATACCAGCTAAAGTGCAGTATGTTTGCTTTCCTCTGATAGTTTTATTTTCTATGAGGAAATTAACAGCCTCATAAAAACGGCTTGTAACCTCTACATTAATGGGATGCTGCATAGCATATTTTTTTTATATCCTCTAAATCATTTTTTAATGCTATCAAAGCGGCTGTTTCCTTATCTTCGGTGATGGCATTGTCTATAGCTATTTCGATGTTAAGTATGGCTTTGTTTATATTATCCGTAGGCAGTATCCCAGACGTATAGCTCACAAATGCCTGTTTTATTGCATCAATAACTAATCTATTATAGTCCATATTATTTAGGTTTTTTAGTTACTCCTTTTATTGTTAATTTATAATCGCAGTGGCACATTAAGCAACCCCTGCACCCGTTTGGGCAGCACTTTTTCCTTTTAGCTCGTTTTGTAATTGCTCAATTTGTTGCCTTAAAGCTCCATTCTCTCTATTAAGACGTTGTATTTCCTCATCTTTGCTTTCTATTATTGCATCCTTATCTTTAACTACGCTTGCCGGATATATTACCCCCTCACTTATCATTTTAAGTACTTGCTCTGCAAAAGCATTAGCCCCAATATCTACAACATTTTTAGTCGTATTTATTTTGGCGTTCATATCCTCTAACATCATTTCTCCTTGATTTGTAATTAACCAAGCTGGGTTTAATCCAAACTCTTTACTCCATATTGCGGCAGTACGTTTACCGAACGGTCTACCTTTTAACAGCTTTTGCACTACTTGCTGGGTTGTTCCTACACGTTCTGCAATTTGAACTTGCGTCAAGCCTTTTTCTTTAAAAAAAATCTTTAGGCGTTCACCTACTGTATTCTCTTGTGACATAAGCAATTATGATTAAATATGTTTTTTTACAGCAAAAATACTTCTAAAATAGTCGTATTTTATTTGGAAATACGACTAAAAAAGATGTATATTTGTGACGTTATAAGGTTATAACGAAACAAAGATAGACAAAAACAGTAGTAATAACATATTAAAATACAGCAAAAATGGAAAATATGACCGCTGGGGACTATCCAACCCCCCAAACATTTGCAGAGGTGTACAAAGCTATACCTAATGTGGTTAAAGCTCCCAAATCTGCATTTATCGAAGAGATTGCAGAATTGTGCTTATGCAGTACGCAAACAGTGAGAATGTGGATACAGGGAGTACAACGTCCCGATGCTCTAAAACAAAAGCTCATTAGTGAAAAATTAGGCATTGCGCCCGAAACTTTATTTCCAACAGACGTATGAAAGCAATAGAATTTTATACAACCCCCGAAGGTGAGGTAACACTACGGGCAGTAGGTGAAGCTGAAAGACAGCTAAAGGATACTGATACGGAGTTTATACAGGAGTTTTTGGCTGTATTACGTGAGTATTATCCAGCAGCTTATGATGCTCTGATGGAGATTTACAGTGTAAACTTACATAATAAACGGTACAGGGATTTTCTTGCTGTACGCAGATTTATTAAATGCAACTTGGGCTTGTATGATAATACTATTGATATAACAGAAGATTGGAAATTCAATTTTGAGTTTGTGAGTTGCCCATTGAGGGGCGAATGTAAGTACGATGGGGTATTATGCCAACCAAAATTTAACACAACGCTTACTGATAGGCAATTAGAGGTTATGCAGATGTGCTATGAGGGTAAAAAAGATGAGGAGATAGCAGATAAATTATTTATCTCAATTAATACTGTAGCAAACCACAGGAAAGCGGCTTTTATAAAACTGGGAGTACATAATATGGGTGAGTTTAACAGATACGCAAGCGAAAACAAAATCTTTAAATAAAATAGTATGAGAGAATTAAATGGGAAAGAGGCAGTAGCATGTTTGGCTGTATTACTTGCAATAATACTCATTGTTGGAGATGGCAACAGCTTGCATAATACTATGATAGGTGTGGTTATTGGCATTTGTACTATTGTTTACCAACAAATAGCTATGCGTAGAAAAGAGGGGGAATAGCATGGAGAATGAGCTTTATAAAATACGTGATTTTCTTACTGGGGTAGCGGAAGCTGGAGCTGCACGATTCCAAAAAGATTTAGACCCCAAATCAGACAGGTTAACGCAAAGGCAGGCTTTTTCCTTTTTCAAAGTAAGAGATACACAATTTGGTGGCGAGTTTACGCATGGTGAGGCATGGGTACGAGCAATGACAAAAGCAGGGCATTTGCATCCAGTGAGAATAGGGAAAGCGGCAAACAGCCCAATATACTACAGCAAAGCTGAATTGATAGCATTACGGGTTGCATGTGATGCGGAAGAAAAGCAGATTTTCAAAGGTACTAATCTTTAAATACAAGAATATGGTTATCAAATTTTTACGATTGAAAATGTTGAACTTTAAAGGCTCAAGAGGTGAGCGTACAATAGAGTTTAACGATACTGTAACTCTCATACTGGGAGCTAACAGGACAGGGAAAACAACTATTGCGGATGCAGTGCAATGGGTGCTATTTGGCAAGAATAGTGAGGGCAAAAGTGATTTTGGAATAAAGACACGTGATGAAAAGGGGGTTGTTATCCCCGAAATAGACCACGAAGTTACATTAACGCTTACAGCCGATGGCAGGGAGATTGAGCTAAAACGTTGCTGGGCTGAAAAATGGAGTAAGCCAAAGAAACAGGATGAAAAAGTTCTTACTGGGCACTCTGCATCTTACTTTATTGATGGTAACAAGTTTACAGAAACAGACTATATAGCTTATATAGAAAGCCTGTGTAGTGAATCTCTTTTTAGGGCTATTACTAATCCCGAATACTTTCCAAAGTTAACCCCTGATAAACAACGTGCATTGCTTACTAAAATGGTTGGTGAGGTGAGTGAGGCAAGTGTAGCAGATGGCAATGAGGGGTTTACCGCTATGTTACAGGAGATGAACGGGCAAAAAATAGAGGAGTATAACAAACAGCTATCTTATAGGAAAACAAAGATAAATGAGGAGCTGGAGCGTATACCAGTGCGTATATCAGAGCAAGAGAGTGAGATAACTAAGTTAATCCCCGAATTTGTAAACTGGGGAAAGATAGAGCAGGATATAACGGCTACTGATGCAGCCATTGAACGAATTATTGAGGAAATAGCCGATAATTCCAAAACTGTAGATAGCGATTATGATGTAAAAGCACAGGAGAGAACCGCTATAAACTCTCTTAGAGCAGAGGTGCAAGATATTGAGTTTAAAGCACAGAGGGCTTTTACTACAGCAAATCAAGAAAAGGAAAAAACTATCAGCAGTGCCAAACATGAATTAAACTCTATCACTGATGAGATTAAAAGCCTTAACTCACGTAAGGGGATGGCGGAAACTACTTTGGTGCAGATTGAGGAAAAAAAGAAAGACTTTAGAAAACGTTGGAGTGAGACTGACACTTTAGAATTTACTGTTGATGAATCGGAGTTTATTTGCCCGACATGTAAGCGTAGGTTTGATGATGCAGACGTACAGAAAACAATTGAAAAGATGAGGGATACCTTTAACACTAATAAGGCATCAACATTGGAGAAATTGCAGACAGAGGCAGATAACATTAAAAAGCAGATTTTTGAAACAGAAGCTACAATAAAGAGCTACACCGATAAAATAGCAGAGCTGGAGGTTAGAATACCAGCAGCTAAAGAGGCTTTAGATAAGGCGCAGGGTATTGTAGTACAAACCGTTGATGAACGGCTCTCTCAAAATGAAAACTACACCTCTCTTAAAGATGAAATTATTAAGCGTACAGAGGAGTTAAACAAACCTGTAGAGCCTACAGATGAGGAGAAGCAAGCCGAGGAGATAGCCCGAAACCTAAACTCTGATAGATTAACGTTGCAGAAAAAACGGGATGAGCTGAAAAAACAACTGGACGTGCGGGATATTGTTGCTAAAAAGCGTGAGCGTATAACAGAGTTGCAAGAGGAAGAAAAAACGCTCAATACCCAATTATCAGAGCTTGAAAGCAAAGAAGAGATTGCTAAGGAGTTTACGAAAGCAATCATTACCGAGCTGGAGAGTAAAGTAAATGCTCTGTTTACAAACGTGCGTTTTACAATGTTTGAGCATAAGTTAAACGGTGCTCTTAAACCGACATGCGAGTGTTCTGTAGGTGGTGTGCCTTATAGCGACTTAAATAATGCCGATAAAATTAATGCCGGAATAGATATAATCAATGCAATTTGTAGCTACAACAACGTATATGCTCCCTGCTTTATTGATAACGCAGAAAGCATTAATGATGTACTTCCGATGAAGAGCCAGGCAATACACCTTATTGTAAGTAGAGATAAACAATTAACAGTAATCAAGTAACTATTAAAGAAATGGGAACACTTCAAGAAAACGGCACACAGCAGGCGGTTACTACACAGCCAGCGAGCCAAAACACTACTGTAATCAAGCGTATGCAAGAGGAGACAGTAAACAATGTAATGGAAAGGGTGGCAGCTATGCAAGAAGCTGGAGAATTGGTATTACCAAAGCAATACCATGCAGGAAACGCATTAAAACAGGCATGGTTGTACTTGCAGACAATCGAAACAAGTGATAAAAAGCCTGCTATAGAAGTATGTACAAAAGAGAGTATTTGTAACTGCTTGCTACAAATGGTAATCTATGGGCAAAACGTGGGTAAAAATCAATGCTATTTTATCCCTTGTGGTAAAGAACTTACATACTGGGAGGATTACAGAGGTAAGTATATGCGTGCAAAGAGAGATACCGAAATTGCGGAGATACACCCACAGGTGGTTTACGAGAAAGACAATTTTGTGTATACTGTAGATGAGTTTGGAGAATACCAGCTCGTTAAGCATGAAACATCTATTGATAACATTGATATAACCAAAATCAAAGCAGCTTATGCGGTGGTAGTTAACAAGGATGGTCAAAAGCATATTGAGGTAATGACTATGCAGCAGGTACGCAAAGCATGGGGGCAAGGAGGAGCAAAAGGCAACAGTGGAGCACATGTTAATTTTACCGACCAAATGTGCAAGAAAACGATTATTTCACGTGCCTGCAAGATTGCACTGGATAGCTCTACGGATGGAGAAGATGAATCTGATATGCTAAGACCGGATGAGGTGGCACAACAACGTGCACAGGCTCAATTATCTGTAAAATCAGATTTGGCTGTAGATGCGCAAGATGTGCAGTTTGAAACGGTTGTAGGCAATAATGCTGCACAGGCAAAGCAAGAAGAGCAGCCAACAGCTCCACAGCCACAAGCTAAACAGCCGGAGCAACCCAAAACAAATACTTGTCCCCTTTAAAATCACAAAACAATGGAACTGAAAATTTTAGGTAGTAGTAGCAAAGGCAATGGCTATGTGTTAGAGGCTAAAAATGAGGCTCTGATAATAGAGGCTGGCGTTAAATTGCTGGAGGCAAAAAAGGCTATTGGTTTTAATATTTCTAAAGTGGTTGGTTGCATTGTTACCCACCAGCACAATGACCATGCCGGATATGTACAGGAGTACACAAAAGCAGGTGTTGTTGTGCTGGCTCTAAGCTCGGTTATTGAATCCAAGAAACTTACACGGAATTACAAAGCTATTGAAATTGGTAAGGGGTACGTATTGGGAAATTTTAAAGTATTTCCTTTTGAGGTAATGCACGATGTGCCATGTGTAGGCTATTTAATCGAACATCCCGAATGTGGTAAAGTGCTATTTGTTACTGATACCTACGCAATGCAATACAGATTTACGGGTGTAACTCATTGGCTTATTGAGGCAAATTATGCTGATGATATACTAACAGAAAACATACTGGAGGGTAGAATACCGCAAGCTATGAGGAAGAGATTGCTAACAAGTCACATGGAGATTGACAACACAAAGGAGGTATTGATAAGTAGTGATTTAAGTAAGACACGAAATATTGTGTTAATACATCTTTCGGATGGCAATAGTGATGAGAGGAGATTTATAGCGGAGTGCAAAGCTGCAACAGGCAAATGCGTTGTAGCTGCTAATGCTGGGATGGTTATAAACTTTGGTGTAGTACCATTATGAGAATCATTACGGAGAGAAACGCACAGCTCATAGAGGAAGTAATGCAGGGAGAGATAACGGAGCTGAAAAACGGAGGTTCTAAGAGCCTACGAGTACAAAACAAAATAAGGCTTATGCAGATGGCGTTAAGCGAGTTACAAACTAATAAGATTAGTAAAAATGGAAGAATTAAAAATTAACAAAGCAACGGTGATTCATTGCTTTAACAATGCAAGTGAGGAAACAAAAGATGCTTTAAAGCACCTGTTCGGAGAAAAGGTATTTGAGTTCGATTACACCAGTATTAAAACCTTTGAGGATGCGTGTAATAGGATGTGGATAAGTGCAGGCACTTTATCTGCTGTAGGTAATCATTGCGATAGAGCCTTTAAGCAGGCAAATGCTCTGTATAAACTGATGATTATACAGGACGCTATCAATGATGGGCATCCGCTGGATGAGGATGGTGATGAATGGTATCCATATTGGGTATTATACAGTAAAGAAGAAATTGTAGAAATGGGAGAAGATAAGCGCAAAGCTAACGGTATAAAACTCCTCTCGTGTGTTAGTGCGAATAATTCGGAGTCTGCGGGAGTACGTGGAGCGAATGCGAATAATCGTGGTGCGAATACGAATACGTATTATGGGTTTCCCTTGTGCTTTGGAAGTAAGGAAAAGGCTTTGTATGCTGGAAAACAGTTTGAAAGTTTGTATTTAGAGTATTACGGGTTAAAGTTACAGGAGGGTGAGAAATGATGCACACATGGTTTGAAGTAAAGATACGCTATGAGAAAGTTGTAGAGAACGGTATGCAGAAAAAAGTTACAGAGCCATATCTTTTTGATGCTCTTAGTTTTACTGAAAGTGAGGGAAAATGTATCCAAGAAATGACACCGTTTATAAGCGGTGAGTTTACGGTATCAGATATAAAGCGTGCCAAATACTCGGAAATATTTTTCTCTGATGAAGAGGCAGCAGACCGTTGGTTTAGGTGTAAGCTCATTTTTATAACTCTTGATGAAAAGAGTGGTGCAGAGAAAAAGACATCCACCCAGATATTAGTGCAGGCTGCTGATTTGAGAGACGCAGTTAAAAAACTGGATGAGGGTATGAAAGGTACAATGGCTGATTATCAAATTGGCTCTGTATCTGAAACACCAATCATGGACGTTTACCCCTACGAGGCTGACAAAAAGCCGACAACAGAGAAAAAAGAGTAATACATAGAAATTACCACTGTGCTACTGAAAGTGGCACAGTGGGATTTAAAATACGTTTGCCACATGAAAGGTTGGATAAAGATACATAGAAATTTGATAAACTGGGAGTGGTTTGATTACCCCGAAATGCTAAAATTATGGCTGTACCTGCTGATGATGGCTAATACTGATGATGGGTATAAATGGCATGGCATAGCATTGGAACGTGGGCAGCTTGTTACCAGTTTACCCGAATTGGAAAAGAAAACAGGCTTTACAGTGCAGCAAATAAGGACATGTTTAAAAAGGTTATGCTCAACAGGTGAGATAACGGTTGAATCAACAAATAAATACCGGATTATAACGATTTGCAGCTATAGGGATTACCAAATATTAGAGGATGAGAAACCTACAGCAAAAGTGCTGGAGCAAACAAATGTTAAAACAGACAAATCAACAGGCAAAAATAGTAAGGTAAGTGATTGTAATTTAGATGGTTGTAGCGATGGTTTTAGTAGCGAGCAACAGGCACAGCAACAGACAACTAACAGGCAAATCAACAGACAAACAACAAACAAAATAACAGGCAAATCAACAGGCAAAAATAGTAAGGTAAGTGATTGTAATTTAGATGGTTGCGGAAGTTTGTTTAATGATGAGCAACAGGCAAATCAACAGGCTACGCAACAGCCACAGCAACAGGCAAATAACAGCATTCAAGAAGAATATAATATATATACTAATAACAATATAGATAATAATAACATGTGTATTTCTAAAGATACTTCTGTGAATTTGGAAAATTCACTTTTAGAGAGTGGTAAACCCTCATTTACTAAAGCTGATTTAGAAAAAATGTTTGAGGATTTTAGAGTAGCATATAAAGGTAGAAAAAGGAGCTTTAAACTTGAATTTGAAAACTTTGTAAAGAAAAACAAAGAGTGGAGAGAAATAGTACCAAAACTGATGCCTGCATTGGTGAAAATGGAAGAGTGGAGGATTGCAGCAAAAAAAGCTGGGAAATTTGTGCCGGAGTATGCTATGTTGCAAACATGGATTAATCAGAGCCGTTGGGAGGTTGAGTATGAGGATATACAGGTAGAGGAAACCCCAGTAGGAGTAAATAAGGGAGAGTATGGTGTAGGATTTGGAGGAATTGATTATTAAGGTAGAAAGCATGGAACCGGAATTACTAAAGAGGATAGTTGAGCAAATTGATAAGGATGCCCAAAAGGACAGAGAGCATTTTGAGGATTTGACAAATAATGCCGTGTTTAATCAACATGCAGAGCTGGTGGTAAAGATAGCTAATATGCTACTGGCTCCTCAAAGGAGAAAGTTTGTGGTAGATGATAGAAATACGATGGTATTGTATTTTTTGCTCTATTACTTTAATGATTGCCCATTGGCAGAACAGGTATTTAAAGGCAAAGGTTATAAATTGCATAAGAATCTACTGATACAAGGAGCTGTCGGTACTGGGAAAACGCTCATAATGCAAATCTTTGCAGAGTACCTACGGTATACTAGGAATCCAAAGCAGTTTTATAATCTCTCCGTAACACAGATGGTTAACTACTATACAATACATAACAATCTTGATAGGTACACTTACAATGAGGAGAGTAGTGTAGGCTTTAAATGTAATCCGGAGAATATTTGCCTAAATGATATTGGCATTGGTAGTAAATCTCATTTCGGTATGGATACCAAGTTACTAACGAATGAGTTTTTACATGCTCGCAATGAAGTGTGGGTACACTATAAAAAAAGTGCTCACTTAACCACAAACCTAACTACTCAACAACTCACAGAAGAGTTTAAAGATAATTTTGGGAGATTGGTAGATAGGTTTAAAACATACAATGTAATTGAATTAAATGGAGAAAGTAGGAGGTAAACAATGGAAGATTTAGTAAAACTGGTAAAAGAAATGCGTGAGGCTCAAAAGGAGTACTTCCGCACACGTGATAAATCAATGCTGCAACGGAGTAAAGAACTGGAAAAGGCGGTAGATAAATACATATCAGAGTATAACCAGCCAAAGCAAACCAGCATGTTCTAAGAATTAAGCCTTTGTCACGGTTTTTGACTGTTTGGATGTGTAATTTATCGAATAAGAATAGAAAATCGTTTGTCGGGGCTGAAACCAGCGAAAAAAGGAGTAATAACACTAATATTTGATGTGATGGAAAAGGATTTAAACAAATTGGCAGCAGATGCACATGCTAATGCTGTTGAAAAAGGATTTTGGGATACCAAGCCCAGTAATGAGCATTTTATATGCCTTGTTATCTGTGAACTATCAGAGGCTATAGAAGCGGACAGAAAGGGGAGAAGAGCCGATGTAGAGAGTTATAAACTCTTATCTAAGGCAAGTATAGAGAGAACAGGAAACATAGAGTATTTTAACAAAGTTGCTTTCTGCCATAAGATAAAAGATTCTGTTGAGGATGAACTTGCAGATGCTTTTATACGGTTACTGGACTTGGCAGGAGCAAACAACTACAATCTCAATAGATTCTGTTTGCAGCATGTGGTAACGGCTCGTAAAACATTCACAGAGAACATCTACGCTATTATCAAAGACATAATGAACTACAAATACTCAAAGGAGGAGCAAATTAATTATGCCATGCACCAAATACGTAGGTTATCCGAGATTTTGAAAATAGACCTCTTTTGGCATATTGAGCAAAAAATGGCTTACAATCGGCTAAGGGAGCATAAGCACGGTAAGGGATATTAAAAAATAAAAGCGTGACTATAGTTCACGTATTAGGAGATTGGTATTATGAAAAAAGACAACGGTAAAAAGCTGGTGGTACTGATGTTAAGCCAAGCATTTTTAAAGGGACATAGTAAAGCTGGAAAGCTAAACTATTTTGTGCAACAGCTCACAAATGCTTTGCATGGATACTCTGAACATGAGATACAGTTACCAGATGGTGAGAGTATTGTAGTGAGAGGGAAAAAACTGCATACCATACGTGAAAACTATGAGTACTGGAAAGAAAAAGCATCCAAAATTAATGCTGGAGAGATGGAGCTTAGTATACGTGTATGGAGTGGAAAGCCATATAAAAGCCAGCAAGTAGAGGTTGCACGGTTATCGCATGTGAATATACAACTCGTAGAGATGAGCTATAGTACAGAGGATGCCCAGCCTATAGTTTATGTTGATAACGTTCTAAAGCCCGATATAGCAGAGGAGATGGCTAAAAATGACGGGTTGCAACTGGGGGATTGGACGGAGTGGTTTTTTAAGAAAACAAATACTTTCCGAGGTGTGATACTGCATTTTACAGACTTCAAATATTGATGTTATGGATGTACAGGAGCAATGGGAAACAATAGCTGGTTACAATGGCTTGTACGAGGTCAGTAATATGGGAAATGTACGCAAAAAAGGGCAAATAAAGTTGCTTAAAATATGTACTGGCTACGGTATGAGGAGGGTTGTATTACGTGCTGGAGATGATTTTCATTTAGTGGCTATTGCTAAACTCGTACTGGAGGCATTTGTAGGAGAGATGCCGGAGGGCATGAAACCTAACTGTATTGATGGCAATTACGAGAATTTATGTTTGACTAACCTGTGCTGGGTCGAGAGGCGTAAACGCAAATATACTAAAGCTAAAAAGGTGAATGTTAGGCATATAATTACCAAAGAGGAATTACAAAAACATAGCAAGTATATAACTAAAAGGCAATAGTATGAAAATAGCAAAAGATAAGATACTGCATTTTGCGGTGAATATGCTTGTGAGTTATGTAACCGCAATAGTGGTGTACATCTACACTACCGATGTAGTGTGTGCCGCAAATGCTGGCTTTTTCCATGCGGCAGGTATGAGTACAGGCAAAGAGTATGGAGATAGTAAGGCTGCTGGGAATCATTGGTGCTGGTGGGATATATTGGCGGATTTCATGGGCAACATATTTGGGATGATTTTATTTAGTGTAACAATTTATTTAATAAAGATATGGATAGTATAAATGCAACCAAGAGAACGGACATTTACCAAGTAGACCCCCGTAATGTGGTGGTAGTGGAAAACTTTAATGTGCGTAGAGATTTTGATATTGAGGAGCTTAAAGAGCAGATTAAGGCAAAAGGCGTGCTTAATCCTATTACGGTTATCCCATTTAAGGATGAGAACGGAGTAGAGAAGTATAGGCTGGTTGATGGTGAGCGCAGATTACGTGCAACGCTGGCAGCTATTGAGGATGGTGCAGAGATAGCACGCATTAAGGCTATATATCTCAACCGAGCAACTAAAGAGGAGGATTTGCTAATAGAGCAAATGATGCGTAACGAGGGCAAGAACTTTACCGAGTATGAGTGTGCTATCATGTTTTTGCGCTTTAAGGAAAACTTTGGATACACACAGGCAGAGATTGCAAGCAAGTTTAAGAAAAGCACAGCCTTTGTTAGCCGTTGCCTCTCATTAATGGAACTTGCACCCGAAATACAGGAGAAATTAGGGAATAATGAGATTTCGGTAAAGGCAGTAAGGGATATTGTAGCCAATGTTGGAGAGGATGAAAACAAGCAAGTAGAGGCTGTAAATACGGCTGTAGAGAGTGCTAAACAGCGTGGCGAGAAAACAGCAACCAACAGAGATGTAGATGCTGATGTAAAAGTGCTGAAAGATGCGCAAAAGGTTAAAAAGGTACTGCAAAATGTATGGGCTACAATGGAGGCAGCAGGTAGTGAGGTTGATTACATTAAGTTACCTGATTTGATAGCAGCACTGGAAGAGAAAGGGAACATTGAGGAAGCTATTAAAAACGTACTGGGACTATGAGAAATAATGTAGAGGTTTTGGCGGAAGATGCAAAGCGTTATGCAGAGTTGCATTTAGCTATGCAGAGAGGTTGGGACGTTTATTTCAGTAAGCGAGATGGTAGTTTTGAGAGAAAGGAGGTTAGTAATGATTGATATTTTTGAAGCAGTTAATAAATCATTTAAAGAATCTGATGATTACTACGGAGAGGGTGAAATAGTTAAAATATCAGTTTGCCCGAATATTGAAAATACCCCCAATGTATATGCACGATTTAAAGGCTGTGTAAGGGCTGTTGTTGAATCTTCAACAGGTGAAACAGGTTGTTGCTATATCAAAAAAGAGGGCAGTTTAAATCCTGTTGTTTGTTATGCGCATAATTCCGCAAAATGGGTTGAATATGATGGTTATTTTGTTGCTGTAGATTATAAAGCCAGTTGCGGAAATAGTAAGCCGGATATTATAGTTAAGCAGTTGCCGGATGGCGGTTATGATGTGCATTATGGTGATAAACGTACTGGGTTACTTAGTTATGATGAGATGCTGGGGCTGGTATCCAGTATAGCAATGCCGGAATATAGACCGTGTTTGCAGTGGTTACACAATGAGGAGTGGCACAAGAACTGGGAGCAACAGTATGAGCGTGATAAACAAAATAATAAGCTGGAGAGCTGGCAAAAACAACTGATAGTAAAAGCTGGTAGCCATGAGATTTGCCCTACGGAACAAAAGTAAACTAATTAAAGCCTTTGGAGAGCCTTTTTACTGTGAGCTGATAAAATGCCTAACCAATCATTTTAAATGCAATACTGCAATAGAAAGATACCAAATAGAGGGTTTAGACTACCAAATAATAAACGTACCAAGCGAGCAAGATACTGAAAAGATTTTCCAGTTTGTGATAACTGGGCAAATGTATGATGTATTGAGGCTGGCGTACTACAAAACAACAGATAGCGTATGAAATGCCATTATGTGTATGATGATGTATCAAAACAAAAAGTACTGATACCCGGCTGTTGGGAGGTGGTAAGGAGTGATGATATAAGCCGATGCACCTGTAATGCTAATGATGATTTAACCTACTCTCAGTTTGAGAGGCAGCAATTTAATAAAGAGCTGGATAAGCGCAATGAAATAATCAAAGAGCAACGCAAGGATATTGCATATTTAAAATCAGAACTTGATAGGCATATTGAAATGTTGGAGAAGAAAAATAACAAAATTGGTAATGGATGAACATAAACATAATGTGATTGAATGCAAGGAGCTTGCAGACACATGGATAGAAGAGTGTAAAGCTGAATGTAAAGAGGGATGGTTTTTTAAAAGCTCATTACACAACTACGATAAGAGACGGTGTTTTAAGCCCAAAACATACTGGAATAGGATACGTAGTAACCCCGAATAGCAAGGGGTAATGCCTACAGGATGTATGTAATGTATAATATCTAAATAAATAATACTATGGTGATTTTGGAGATAATAGGCTTTATCATTTTGGCAGTAATTGTATCTATAGTTCCTTTTGCTGTACACTTGTTAGCTTTGGCAATAATTGATGATGCCGTAAATGATGAACCCAAACAGGATGAGCTTAAAAGAGGTGCATTGTGCTTCAATATAAAAGCGGATGCTCCGAGTATTGAGCAAATAAGGCAATTATGTACTGTAAAGCGCAATGGGAAGGATGTACTAAATGTGCGTATGGTATGTGTGATGCTTGGTATAAAGAGGATTCCGAGAAAAGACAAGAAGAGTATTAAACGGTTAATTCGAATGTAATGGCACAGGAAAAAATAGGTAGCGAGTGGATGCAGCAAGCTAAAGATTATGCCAAAGCAGAAAAGGAACTCAAAATTGATAAATGGGTAATTATAACCTATTACCGAATAAAAGAGAACGGAGAACATGAGGCAATATTTAAGTATGATTTACCCCGTGATATTTGGCAAAAATGGATATGGGTGATTAATTGGAGAGGTGCATTTTTAACCTGTAAATATCCACGTGGAGGAGTGTTTCATACCTTATATTTTTATGATAAGCATAGTGGTGAAAGCCTTGATATAACAAGTTGTTTGAATAGGCTTATATCCGCTAAGGCACAAGTGACAAAGGTGCAGAGAGCAATTGCCAACTATGTTGCATGGAATCGGGAAAATAATATGTTTTTTGATGAGACTACCGATGAGCAACTGATTGTTACCCGTAAGAAATTAGCTGTTAAAATAGCTAATGTGGAAGAGGCAGAGAAGCGTTTAAAATTAAAAGTTGAAAGGAGGCAAAATGAGCAGCGAAAACTTTAAAAGGCTAATACGCAGTTTGCGTACTGGAGAATATAAGAAAATGCCTGTTTATCAAATGATGGGCAAAAAAGTGCAGAATAAAGATAAAAGTAAGTATTATGGAAACAAAAAAAGATAAAATATTAGAGAAGTTGCGTAAGCTGATGAATTTAAAAGAATCGGCTACAGCATTGGGTAATGAGGGAGAGGCAAACGCAGCCGCAGCAGGGATAACACGTTTGTTGATGGAGTATAACCTTACTGAAAATGATATACCAGAGCAGGAGAAGTTAGAAAACCCGATTGTATCAGAGGAAATACCGTTTAAGACGGAAATAAGCGGTAGTTGGTATGGTGACCTCATATTAGTAGTTTGTGAGTATAACATGTGCCGTTGCCTTATTATCAGTAAATATAATAATGGGAGAAGAAAGCGCAGTGAGTTTGAGATAATAGGGCGAAAAAAGAACGTTGAGGTAGTATTGTATCTAATCTCCTTTTTATCTCACCAGTTCATAACTATTGGAAAACGTGATTATGCGGAGTATAAGCATGATTGTGTATGGAAATATGGCACATATCCCAAAAGCCTTGTGATGTATTTAAAATCATTTCTATATGGTTGTGTTGTAGGACTTACAAATAAGTTAGAGGAGGGCAAAAAAGTACTGGAAAAGGAAACTAATATTACAGCTCTTGTACGTACCACAAAAAGCGAAATAGATGATTTCCTTAAAGGTGAGAAAATAGGTAAAGCAAGGGAATCAAAGTCGGAAATAGATGCTTTATGCGCTATGAAAGGCATGGAGGTTGGTAAGAATATAGAAATCTGTAAAGGTATCCATGCAGAGACGGTTAGTGAAGATTTGAGATTACAATAATCAACGCTACAGGATATGCTACGCAAAGCAAAGTTTAAAGTGGATTTTAAAGCATGGCAGTATGGTGGCAAAATGGTGAAAATGTCGGAGGAACTAATGCTACCATATCGTACTGAAGAAACTAATATGCACAGCTCATCTACTGTATATCGTGCAGCAATGAATGAAATACAGGGAATACTTGAAACGGCAATAGAAATCAAACATATCTATTTGCTTACGGAATATGAGGAAATTGATAATTAACAAAAATGTATATGAGTAAAGATGTAGATTGCCCTTATTGCGGACATCCGCAAGATATAAACCATGATGATGGTTACGGTTACGAGGAAGTAGTATTGCACCAGCAAGAGTGTGGGGTATGTGGAAAAACGTTTGTGTTCCAAACAGAGGTGAGCTATTATTATACAGCGTTTAAAGCGGACTGCCTAAATGGTAGTGCACATAAATGGGAACTTACTACTACTCAACCTAAATGTTGCTCTAAAATGGAGTGTAGTGTGTGTGGGGAGCGTAGGGAATTAACAGAAGAAGAGCGTAAACAATATGATGTGGAAACCTTATCGGAGTATTACGCAAGATTGGAGGCAGCAAAATGAGTAAGAATGTAATACCAAGATATTATAAGTGTTCCCTTGATGGTGAGCACTGGTGGAGCACTTTTGCTACATCTACGGGGCAAGCTAAACAAGATTATATACGCATGTTGGACGGCTGTGCAGATGATTGCTTTCTATCTATAATGTGCCGTGTAGACAGCCCTAAAACAACGCAGGCATTTAAAGATAATGCTAACTACAGGGGTATTCCTTTTGCTTATGTTGGGATGAATGTTAAAGTAGGCGGTGATAAGGGGGTAATAGTTGGGCACAATAGTAGTGCTAATCTTGATGTGTATTTCTTGGAGGGTGATAATAAAGGGCAAAAATTGAATTGTCACCCAAACTGGAAAATACAATACTTTAGTAAGAAGTGGAAATTAATCAAAGAATTTAATTAATAGAAAGGGGTAAATATGGCACTTACAGATGAAAGCATTATGCCTTTTGGTAAACATAAAGGCAAGGAAATGGCAAATGTTCCGGCATCATATCTATTATGGATTTATGATGAGTGGACGCTTCCAAATCCACGTTTTGGCTTTGTACATCAAGAAGTAAAAACGTACATAGAGGAAAATTTGGACGTACTGAAAAAAGAAGTAAAATCACAATAAAAGAAATGTATGAGCGAAAACACTCTTTTTAATATAGAAGAAATGCAGGATAATACAGCTACTGCTATTCGGGAAAGCGATACACGTATTCAATATATGAGTAAGTTGTTCGCAAAAAAAACAAATCTTTCAAGTGATACGTGCCATTTGATGATAGCTTATCAGAAAGGTGCGATAGATATGAAAAAACTTGTACTTGAAGCTCTATGTAAAGATTGCCCATGTCGAGGTGATTGTAATGAAAATGAGGATTATATTGATTGTGAATCATACAACAATATTTGTGCAGTATTTGATAAATAACTAATAACAAATTAAATATGAAGAAATTAAGTAGATGGTTATACAGGTTCTTACCTGTGTATATTCCAAATAAAAGAGCCTACAGCCCTAAGCTACATCTTGCAATTTGGTGCTGTGTTGATTGCAAGAAATCAAGTAACTTATGGGAAGTACTGAAAGGTACACGTATCACATTGAGAAAGAATAATAATCCTGTTTGGGTGATAAAGAAAGGCGAGATATGACTACTGGGTTTATAACAAGAAAATGGTGATTTGTTACCCAATACAGCGTTTTAGATGTGCTGTATTGCCATACGTTACCATGCGTATAGACACAGAGAATTTTAGCGCAAAGAGCCTTAGTATTGGTTTGAGGTGGTTGCACTTTGGTTACAGTATTAACATAAGAATTGGAAAGGAGACAAGAGGTTGAAAACGGTAAAAGAAGTAAAAGAGGCTAAAAGCAAACTGGAGCAATCTATAGCAATGCTTATAACCAAGTTTGAGCAAGAAAATGATGTAGAGGTATCTGATATAATGATGGGTAAGATAGGCATTTGTACTGGCGTATCATTAAATGCAGAGTGTATAACGATTAAAACAACGGTAGAGATATGAAACTATTATTTTATGATTTGGAAACGACTGGTACAATGTACTGGCGTAATGGGATACACCAACTTAGCGGCATGATAGTAATCAATGGAGAAGTTAAGGAAACATTTGATTTCAAAGTGCAGCCAAACCCTAAAGCAGAGGTAACAGCAGAGGCGTTGGCTGTTGCTGGTGTAACGCAAGAGCAAATAAAAGCCTATCCCGCTATGTGGGGAGTTTACAAGCAATTCACTGATATGCTGGGTAAGTATGTAGATAAGTTCGATAAGCAGGATAAGTTTTTCCTATGTGGTTACAACATTACCCAATTTGATAACCAGTTTCTACGGGCATGGTTTGTTCAAAATAGCGACAATTATTTTGGTAGCTGGTTTTGGAGCAACAGTGTAGATGTAATGGTTTTGGCAACACAGTACCTTTTGCCTGTACGTCCTGCAATGGAGAACTTTAAACTAATGACAGTGGCAAAGGAATTGGGCATAGTAATTGAGGAGGAAAAGCTGCATGATGCGCAGTATGATAATTACCTCACATACGAGATTTACAAGGTTGTTACCGAACAAACGGAGTAGTAATAATCTCTCCCTACTAATTATTTTATATAGGGGGGTAATTAGTATATATATAATATATAATATAATTAATATAACAGTAAAGGACATGGGAAGTTTAAACAGAGTTGAATTGATAGGCAACATAGGTAGAGAACCCGAATTTAAAGATATGGACGATGGCAGTAAAAGTGCTAAGTTCAGTTTAGCGACAACAGAGCCAGCCTATACGCTTGCAAATGGTAAACAGATACCAGAGAAAACAGAATGGCATAACATTGTAGCTTATGGGGCTATGGCTAAAGTTGTAGAGAAATATTTGCGCAAAGGGCATCAAGTGTATATTGATGGCAAGATGAGAACACGTAGTTATGATGATAGAGGTGGTGGTGCTAAAAGATATGTGGTAGAGGTTTGGTGCAATAATATCGTGCTGTTAAATCAAAAGGCAGCAAGTAATGCACCTGTAGAAGAAAGTGCTCCAGTGCAGGATAACTATGCAACACAACCGCCAGTAGCACAACAACAACAAACACAGCAAGAGCAGGGAGGGTACAGTGATGATTTACCATTCTAAGAAAAAAGGCGGTTTTGATGCGATGATACGCAAAGCCCGCACAGCTTATAAATACTGCATTGGTATAGATACAGGGGTACATACAGGAGTGGCAGTTTGGAACAGAGAGGAGAGACGTTTTGAAATATTGGCAGAGATGAAAATACATAAAGCGATGTTCATTGTAAGCGAGTATGTAAAGGCTGCTGGTGATAAAGTGCTTGTACGTGTAGAGGATGCAAGGAAGCGAAACAAGTTTGGCGAAAGGAGTGAGTTTAAGCTACAAGGTGCTGGCTCTGTAAAACGAGATAGTACAATATGGGAGGATTATTTGAAAGATTTAAAAATTGATTACAACATGGTTGCTCCGCAAAATAACCATACCAAGCTGGATAGTGAAACGTTTGCTAAACTTACAGGGTATAGTGGTAGAACAAACGAGCATAATAGAGATGCGGGTATGCTTGTTTTTGGTTTATAACAGGTTACTTTCATTTTTTAGGATTAAAAGCGTGAATTATAATCACGCTTTTTTTATTCCTTTGTGTTCAAACGCAAATTGTGCAAACGTTTTTGAACATGGAACAAAAAAAAATCCCGTTGCGTGATGTCGTGCTAAATGAGCATAACCCACGCCAAATAACAGATGAGAAGTTTAATAAACTGGTAGAGAGTATACTTGTGTTTCACAAGATGCTGGAGCTACGTCCTGTAGTGTTGGATGATAACAGCATTGCGTTGGGTGGTAATATGCGTACCCGTGCTCTTAACTGGATAGCAAAGGCTACCGAGAAGCAGATTACAGAACGCTTGCAGAGGCAGTTAAAGTTTAAACAGAAAACGGAGTATGAGCAACAGGCTATCATTGCCTACTGGATGGAGTGGAAGAAAAAGCCAGTAGTTGATGTGTGCTATACTTCCGACTTATCAGAGGATGAGCGCAAGGAGTTTGTGATAAAGGACAACATTGGCTTTGGAGATTGGGATAGCGATATATTGGCTAATGAGTGGGATGCAGAGCTTTTGGATGATTGGGGGCTTGATGTATGGCAGGAAGAAGATGATGATTCGGGGACTGGTGATGGTGGTAGCAGCAATGGCAGTTTACAGGATAAATTTGTAGTGCCTCCATTCTCTATACTTGATACACGGCAGGGGTATTGGAAAACCCGCAAAAGGACGTGGCGTGAGATGATAGGCGATGTAGGCGAAAGCAGAGAGAACACGCTCGATAGTGAGACGGGTATAATGAGCACCATGAATAACGGTGTTAGTCTCTTTGACCCTGTACTTGCAGAGGCATTATGTAAGTGGTTTACGCCCAATGCTGGTGCTAAGATATACGATTGTTTTGCAGGTGATACGCAGAAAGGGCTTGTATTTGGCATGTGTGGTTTTGAGTTTACAGGTATTGAGTTAAGGCAGGAGCAAATAGATGTAAACAACGCAGTATTGAGCCGATTTGAGGAGCTTTCGGTATCAGTAAAGTATATATGTGATGATGGGCAAAACGTACTCAATCACATAGCTAAGGATACACAGGACTTATTGTTTAGTTGCCCACCTTACTATGATTTAGAGGTTTATAGTGATAAGCCTAATGACGCAAGTAATCAGCCCACATACGAGGGCTTTATTAATATACTGGATAACGCATATACAAATGCTCTACAATGCCTTAAAGATAACCGATTTGCGGTTATTGTTGTGGGTGATGTACGTGATAAAAAAGGTTTCTATTATGATTTCACAGGAGATATAAAGCGCATATTCGCCCGTAATGGCATATCGCTGTATAATGAGCTTATAATAGTTGAGCCTATAGGCACATTACCACAGCGTGTAAGCCGATATATGATTAACCGCAAGATTGGCAAGTGTCACCAGAATGTGCTTGTATTCTTTAAAGGCAACCCGTCCGAGATAAAAGACACATTCCCTGTAATTGAGTACGAAAGCAAAGATATTGAGGAATTTTCAGATTCAGATAGTGAGGAGTAACGGTTATGGATACACAGGAGTTGAATAACAGGCAGCAGCAGAAAGGCAGGCAAAAGAGGCAGGCACGGTTAGAAATCGTGTCCGAGTTGTATAAGCGTGGGATGAGCGTTAGAAAGATTGCCAAAGAAGTGCAGGTGAGGTTACAACTTGATAGAACACCGAGCACTCAAACAATCTTTGCTGATATACAACTACTACTGGCAGAGTGGAGAGAGTACCGGATAACCAATACTGATGAATTGGTACAACTGGAGCTGGAGCGCATAGATGATGCTATCGTAGAGTTATGGGATGCGTGGAATAAAAGCAAGGAAGATTATGAGCAAACGCAAGCCAAACAGAAAGGAGTACCAACAGTAGGTAAGGATGGGAAAAAGAAAAGCAACATCTATCAAACAGAGCAACAAAGAAAGGAGATACGCAAATACGGTGATGTTAGCTACATCTCCGAGATACGCCAACAGTTACAGGAGAGGCGCAAGTTGCTGGGATTGTATGCAGCCGAGAAAAAAGAGCTAACAGGTGCTAATGGAACGGCTCTCAATCCACCTGCAACTAACAGCGTAAAGGTAGAGGATTTGAGTGAGGAAGAATTAGAGGTACTATACAGGATTGCAGCCAAGCGTGATAAAAAACAAGAGTAACATATTGGTTGATGATAGTGTACTTGACAAAGTGCAGGCTTTGATGTGCAAAAAGCGTTTTTACAATTTTGTAGAAACGTTTTGGAGCGTTATTATACCCGAAGAACCTGTGTTTAATTGGCATATACAGTACCTATGTGATGAGCTGCAAGAGCTGGCGTATTACATAGTAAACCGATTGCCCAAACCTTATGATTTAATAATAAACATTCCGCCTGGCACAACAAAGAGTACTATTGCTACAATCATGTTCCCTGCATGGCTTTGGACGCAAGATGCAAGGCTACGTGTTATCAGTAGCTCCTACTCATCTGATGTATCATTAGACCAATCTCAAAAGAGTAAGGATATTATAACCAGCGAGAAATATCAAAAACTATTTCCTGATGTGCGTATACGTAGAGATAAGTCGGGCAAAGGCTTTTATGGTAATACGGCTGGAGGGGATAGGTATGTTACATCCACTGGTTCTGCTGTAACTGGTAAACATGCACACGTGATAATCAATGACGACCCACAGAACCCAAAGCAGGCGGAGAGTGAGCCATTACGCTTGCAAGCAACGGACTTTACTAAAACTCTATCAACTCGTAAAGTAAATAAGAAAAACACGCCTACAATCACGATTATGCAGCGTTTGCATGAGGATGATGTTACAGGCTATTTGCTCAAAAAGAAAGGTAATAAGATAAAGCACATTTGCCTACCAGCAGAGGTAAGTGATAACGTTAAGCCTAAAGAACTAAAGGAAAAGTATATTAATGGCTTACTTGACTCTGTACGGCTTGATAATGAGGTATTGGAAGAGGCACGGATAGATTTAGGTAGTAGAGGTTATGCCGGACAATATGAGCAAACCCCAGCGAGCGAGGCAGGCAACATTGTGCAAAAGGAATGGTTTGGGCACATCTCACTATCGGAGTTTATGGCTATACGTGGCAATGCTCCGATACATTTCTTTTTGGATACCGCCTATGATGAGAAGAAAAAGAAAACGGATAATGACCCCAGTGGTATACTGGCAGCATGTAAGATAGGCAACCAGTTATATATCTATCATGCGCAAAAGGTGTGGAAGAAATTCCCAGACCTTATACGTTTTTTGCCTGAATACTGTAGCGCATGGGGCTTTAATAAAAAAACAAGCACATTGCGTATTGAGCCAAAGGCAAACGGAAAGAGCGTAGTGCATCAACTTAGAGATAGTACGGATTTGAATGTAACAGAAACCCCGACACCTACAGATGATAAAGCAATGCGGCTGAATACATGCAGCCCAAAAATCGAATGTGGGCGTGTGGTGCTTGTAGAGGGGGCATGGAATGAGGATTTTATAGAGGAGGTTTGCAAGTTCCCAACAATGACGCATGATGAGTATGTAGATATACTCTATTATGCTGTTGAGTACTTCCTTTTGAAAGACAAAACCATACCGAAGGGCATGAGTAAGGCATCATTTGCGGGTATATTATAATAACTAAAAAAGATTACTAACATGGGATTAATAGACTTATTTTTGAGTAGATTGAGGGCAACCATAGGTTACGAACAATCCTTTGATGACAAAGTGCAGGCAGGAGATATTAGCGGGGCACTGGGCATGATGAGTACCGACAGAGAGCAAGTTGCTAAAGCTATCAAGGAGTATAATATAGCTTTCCACGAAATCATGCAGAGGCAGGATAAACCTATTTTTGATGAAGAGGGGCATTTCAAAGGCTGGGTAAAGAGATGGCGTTTACCGTTGAACTATCCAAAGTATATCAATGAGATTGCACTTGTTTTTATCTATGGCAGACCTGTACAGTGGTTGGAGCGTACAAAGGATACAGCTAATGCTTTTGCTGCTTTCAACCAGTTTATTGAGAATACGCATTTTAATAGCAAGATTAGACAGGCTAAACGGTTGGCTGGTGCTGAAACAAAGAGTGCGTTGCTATTCCACACATACCGTAATAAGGATGGTAAAGCGGATTGCTTGATAAAGGTGTTGGCTAAATCACTGGGAGATGATTTGTATTATATCAAAGACCAATACGACAGGTTGATATATTTTGCTCGTGGGTATTATCTAAAAGAGCATGGAGGGGAGAGTAGCTATCATGTGGATATATTTGCAGATGATTTTATTTACCGTTGCAAGCGTGCTAATATAGGTTGGAAAGTTGAAAAGGAACGCAACTTTATTGGCAAAAAGCCTGTAATCCTGTTTGAGCAAGAAACCGAATTTGATGGGGCTATGCCTTTGATGAACAGGCAAGAGTACATGAAGAGCCGGACAGCAGATGTTAATGATTATATGGCTGACCCTGCACTTGTGGCTACTGCTGATGTAGTACAAGGTATGCCCGATAAGGATACGGAAAATAAACTGTATGTGTTGAGTGAGAAAGGTACAATGAGCTATTTAGTACCAGATACAGCCAATGAGCTTAAAGAGCAAGAAATGAGTGATAACGAAAAGCACATTTTCCGTGAAACCTTTACTCCCAATATTGATTTTGAAACGATGTCTAAGCTAACCAATGTATCTGCAAAGGCTCTAAAACAAATGATGGTGCTGGCTGATATAAAGGCGCAGATGAGAAAGGAAACACACGATGAGTATTTAAAGCGTACCGCTAATTTAATCATAGCTATTATTGGCAATGTGCTTGATGTAACACTCAAAGCGGAGTGCGACCGGATGAAAATAGCCCATGAGTTCCAAGAACCATTTGGGGAGGATATAACGGAGGCTATTAGCAACATGGTAAAAGAGCGTAATGCTGGTGGTATGTCACAGGAAACATTTATTGAGATGAACCCACTCATCCGAGATAAGGCACAAGAGAAAGAACGCATTGCAGAGGAGGAGCGTATCAAAGAACAAAAAGAAGCCGAGCAAATGAAAAGGGATTTCTTTGAACCTACAGAGTGATGGCTAAAAAGGAGGAAATAAAGTATGTAGATTGTAGGGATTGCGCATATAGTAGCAACCCTCACAACTACATGGTGTTTTGCTCAAAGCTGGGGTATTGCAGGGCTTTTGGTAAAAGAAAGTGCATCCTGTATGCAAAAAAATAAACCTCTTTTGGGGTAATGTCCTATTTATAATAAAACGCAATCAATGAAAGTAAAAATAGATACAAAGGACTTATACGCAAAACTCAATAAGCGCACAGAGGGTTATGCTGTTGCAGTACGTGGCATACTCAATAAGCGTATTGGTGAGATTGTTGCCATGTGCGAGGGGTTAGAGATAGAGGAGGATAAGGTTTTTAGATTTGCCGATTATGAGGATATTAACCCACAAGTAAGCAAGAAGCTAAGGGAGCTGTATAGTGAGCTGTACCAATCCGTAAGGGGTAATGTTGCACAGGAGTGGAAATATGCCAACACGTGGAATGATGAATTTGTAAAACGCATGTTTGGCAGAAAGTGCATTGAGGATAACCGATATGCCAAATACTTTGCCCACAACAAAGATGCAATGAATGCTTTCTTTGCACGCAAACAGGATGGGTTAGATTTATCACAACGCATTTGGAAATACATTGGGCAGGCAAAGGAAGAGCTGGAGCTTGCACTTGATTTAGGATTAGGTGAGGGGCTTAGTGCCGATGAGTTGAGCCGTGCAGTACGTGAGTTTCTGCATGAGCCTAAAAAGTTGTTTAGGAGAGTACGTAACAAGCATGGCAATTTAGCGCTTAGTAATGCTGCAAAAGCATATCATCCGGGTAAAGGAGTATACAGGAGTAGCTACAGAAATGCGGAGAGGTTGACACGTACAGAGACCAACATGGCGTATAGAACGGCTGACATAACGAGATGGCAGCAGATGGATTTTATTATAGGCTATGAGGTTAAGCTAAGTAACAACCATCCTTGCAATGATATTTGCGATGTACTGGCTGGCAAGTATCCTAAAACGTTTGTGTTTAAGGGCTGGCATCCTAACTGTAGGTGCTATATCGTACCAATACTTTGTACAGAGGAGGAACTGGGGCAGTTAACAGAGATGATATTACGAGGGGAGAACACACAAGGCTTTACTCCTGCTGGTATTGTTGATGATGTGCCGGATGAGTTCAAGCAGTGGATAGCCAATAACACAGAGCGAATAGAAGCCGCAAGTTCTTTGCCATACTTTATAAAGGATAACTACAAAGATGGGAATATAGCAAAGGGGTTTGCGTGGATAGAGCAAGATAAAAATGTTGCAGGATTGGGTAACTTTAGCAAGCTGCTGGCTAAACAGGAGATAGATGTAGATAAGTTTACCAATATGCAGACGTTTACCAGTACCGAGTTTAAAGAGTGCAGCAGTTACGTGTATGGCGATAAAGATTACAAGCTCTGCAATGATGTACCCAATACTGGTATGCAGTTTGAAACGGTGGGCAAACTATCCGATAAAAACGCTTTGGCAGACCTGCTACAAGATGCTACGTTTGGCGAAGACAATTTGCTAAAGTATTTCACTGATGAGCAACTGGCAGAGCTTAACAAGATTGCAACAATGGCAAAGTTTACCAGTAAGGCAGATGCTAAGTTTATGTTTGCATTAGATAAGGATGCTATAAGCGTTGCAATACAAGGCGATACAGCGCAGTTTGTTGGCAGCAAGTACATCCGAACGAATTACGGAGAAACATGCAAACATGCAATTAAAAACGGCATCCTTTCTGATGAAAAAGGCGCAATGTGTGTTGTGAATATACCAAAAGGTAGCCGTTACTTGCAAACGCTGGCAAATGATGAGCAAATGGTTATGCTGTTGCCAAATGCCAAGTTTAAAGTGTTGAGTACCGATACAAAAACGATAGTACAGGCTGGCAAGGCTACAAAGGTGGTGCAGTATAACATGGAGCTGGTAGATGATGGCTCTGATTATGTGAAGAGCTTAACAGATGTAAAGGCACAGGTAAAAAGTGAGCTGGTAGCCTACAACAAAGCAAAAAAGGCTGCAAACAATGTGCTAAAGGTTGCCGAGGCATGGGATGGTGTAGCAGGCGTTGATATTAGCGGCTTAAAGGATTTGCTGGATGCTTATCCTACCGAGGATTTGGTAAAAGAGACAAAGGCATTGGCAAAGGCTGTTGCCAAAGCTAAAAAAGAAGCGTTGAAGATATACGAGGCGCAACCTACCATGTGGGGGCTTACTAAAGAGTTTGGCGAGGATGCAGCTAACGCATTTATGTTGAACTGGCAAAAGCACATGGCTAAAAAGGCTATCTATGATACAGATGAGCTTTTTCTTGAAAAGGTGCTCAAAAAGGAGCTGCATTATGCCCAGCTAAACCCCAATAAGTATGTAACCACACCTAAACTAATCCATTACCTTGAAAAAGAGATAGCCAATTATGAGTATAAGATAACGAAGAATCAACTCATAACGGAGGTACAGCACTCTTTGGATTATGCAGCAACCAGCAAAAGCGCAAAGCTAAAGAATATGGTGGCAGAGCTGCAAAATATGCTGGGTGGCAACATTGGTACTGATGAGCTACAGATTAAGGTTAATGCCATAAACGCAGAGGTTGGCAGGCTGGAGGCTGAAAGGGCTAAACTGTTGGCTAAGAAAATGAAAGATGCGCAAAAGGAACTGTTGGCAGGGCTGGATGAAAGCGCATATACAGCAGAACGCAAGGCTAATGCTCTTAGCTTTACCAGTGCAAAGGAGGCAGATGATTACTATAGAGGTGTAGCAGGTAAAGCATGGAAAGCTGCATCCGAGGATGGTAGAAAGGGATTGTATGAGTATACTGCTGGTAGTGGTGGCATGAACTGGGGGTTAAGAGGCTATGATAGGAAAAACTGGGGGCTAATCGCTCCTAACAACTGGAAGAAGCTACAAGAAGATGAGATAATGCCTTTCTTATCCAAGCAAACAGGCTCATATACTGGCAAACGGCTGGATGTACTTATTAAAGCAGCAGAGGAAGCTATCAGCATGAGCACATACGATAAAGATATATGGTTGGTGCGTGGCGGCTCTTATATGGAACTTGACGGTATATTAGGGTTAAAGTTTGGTACAATAGAAAACTTAGTTTATGCTGGTAAAGATAGTGAGTTGCTTAACTATGTCGGAAAAGTTGGATTAGAGAGAGGTTTTACCTCTACTGGTGGTATGGGTGGCACTGGTTTTGGTGGTAACGTTAAGTTTAAAGTGTACGCACCAAAAGGTACACAGATGATTTATGCAGAGCCGTTTAGCCATTATGGAGCTGGTAGCAAATTAAAATGGAATGGTGTAACTAAACAAAGTAGCTTCGGTTATGAGTTTGAGATGCTGATAAACACGAATTATTACAAGCGTGTTAGCTCAATAAAAAGGGTTGGCAATACACTGGAGGTAGAGATAGAGATACTGAATAGAGCTAAGAATGTGAATAGAGGGGGTTAATTAGCCCCCTCTTTATATTGCTGTTTATAGAAATCGGGTGAGCCTCCCCATTTATCCGGTAAAAGCTCACTGAAAAGGTACTGCTTAAACTCATCAAAAGCCTTTGCTGGCTCTTTGTCGCTATAGAAGTTACATGCCCACTTGTAAATGAAATCTTGCTCATACATCCAAAAGTAAGAGGCTGGTGTGTTAGCCTTGTAGGGGTTGCTCTCCTCCCAATGGTAGTATTTGAGCAAAGATGCTATATCTTTGTAGTATGCTTTGCTCGCTTCCTGCATGGATATTTTATATTCTTTGGGTATAAAATTTCTCAATGCGTTTTTCATGTGCATATATAAATCTAAACTTATACCCTCACTGGTGTACGGCATATCTTCATAGCCATGCTTCCATTTATTGAAGTATTGGCGTTCACATCTCCATAAGGCATTTTCTATTGTACCTTTGGGATATGGGTTATTTGTTTCACCCTTAAAATAATGGTATTCTTTGTAATCTATTGTTGCCATAACTAATAGTGTTTGCGGCAAAGATAGTCAATAAAACCCTTATTTAAGAATGTGTTTGATTTAACTTTTGTACTACTTATCCAGCCAAATTTGCCAACCTCCAGTAGTAGCCATATCCTCATACACAAAGCAACATTCTATTTTAATTGTGGCATTCTCCTCTGAATAATCAAATTGTTTGTACATAAATCTTTTTTCAAGATATGCGTTAAATGGATTGTTTGTACAATAAACAAGTAAAGTGTAATCTCCGTATGGTATATCATACATTACGCCTGTATTACTGCTATATGCAGCTTTGAGTGTTTGCCCGTCTTTTAGCTTTACTACACCATTTTTGATTTGGCTGTAATCACTGTTGTCTATATTATTTGCTTGTGTGGTAAAAAGCATAACATTAAAATAATCCCATGTTTTAGGAGAGTAAAATTCACTCGCCTTGGAACTACCGCTTTCAAATACATTAACCTCTATTTTTCTTTCAATGTTAGGCTCATCTTCATTAGAGCAACTGCTTATAATAAATGCAAGCAAGCAAAGTGTAAAAGCAAATATATTTTTCATATTCCGGTCTCATCTATTTTGGTTTCACTACTTACACCTAAACATATCTTATTCTCATCAAACAGCAGCACGATGTGGTATGCTACTTGTATCCACTGATACACCCAAACCGTAGAGCCATTTTCGCCTATAGTTGATGATACGCTATTTGGAGCACCAACAACATTTACAATTTCATCCAAAGTCTTGCCTGTGAGTGTCCCTAAACTTACAAATTTTTCATTCAAACTTTGACTGGGAGATTTTGTAAAGGCTTTGATGAACAAGCCTAAAAGGGGAGCTGCAATAATTAATATCCAAATCCATTCCATATTTTAATCATTTACATATATTTAATTAGTTTTTCCGTGCAAATATATTAAATAATATAACCGAGGAAATAAAAAAAGGCATGTTATTTGACACATGCCTTTTAATGTAAATGATAAGTATGATATTATACTCTGTACTTGCTGATAAACTGTTCAACTATTGCTGCAAGGTCACTGGGTACAGTATCAAATGCAGCATCCTGTAAATACGCAGGGATACTATATGCGTGGTCTGCTTCTGCTATACTACCTGTAATGCAGCCCAATGTGTCGCTGTCACCTCCGAGCGATATAGCCAAGCGTATTGCATCTTCGAAATTAGTACTTTCCAAATAGCAAACAATGGCTGGTGGTACTGTTCCTTGGCAGCTCTCATCAAATTTATATATATCTTTGATGTCGGCTATTTTAAAGCTCAAATTATACCCAAATTTACTTTCTATATACTTCTTTATCCACTGCTTTGTTTCTCCCTGTCGTGCAAGGAAAATGGCTGTAGCCGTTGCCTGTGCTCCCTTTATTCCCTCTTCGTGGTTATGGGTGCACTCTGCACTAAGTTTTGCCTGCAATAGCACTTGCTCCAATCCGTCAAATGCCCAACCAATAGGGCTAACACGCATTGCTGCACCGTTGCCCCAACTGTTATAAGGTTGAGGACTACTGCTGTGTAGCCATGCAGAGAAAGAACCTCCATACGCTCCTTTGGGATTAGGGTATTCGTTGCCCCAATACCTCATGCGCTCCGCATACGGTTTGCCCTGCAAAATGGCATCTGCTATTGCTATGCTCATAATGCTATCATCCGTAATCTCGCTTGCAGGGGTTATAATCTCAAAGTTATAATCTTTAGTGTTGTGAAACTCGTAGGCACTACCTACGTAATCTCCGATTATTGCGCCTATCATAATTGTACCTCCATTATTTTACCTGTTAAATCAAAATAGATATTTTGTAAATGGTGTAAGTTCTTTAGATTATGGATTGGGATGTTAGATACAATACCAAAACTTACACCATGTGAGAAGTATATCTCTATATTATCTTTGCGATAGTTCCCGAATTGGTCTTTTTCAAAGCCATATAAAGTAAGTATATTCTCTGTTAAAGGGATGGGCTTTAATAAAGATATGTCTTTCCATCCCTCACATTGGCGAGCACCGCCAAGTATTACCTTTAGGTGTATTGCATCAATGGCGTATACCGGATAATATGCAGCATCGTTTGATGTTTTTATCTTAACCAAATTCCAAGCTCTTAGCTCACTAATATCAATCATTGTTTTCCTCCTTTCTTCTACCTCTGTTGGTACTTGCTCTAAGAATATAATCCTGTGATATTGTACCTGTTGATGTAGTGTATGGGTTGTGTAGATTTACTTTGCATTGTAGCGTAGTAAGTGCAATGCCTACAACCGATACTGGTAAATGCTGGTAGATGGCAGCTTTGCTACCAAATACCCAACGCTTTTTATCTTTGTAAGGCTCGTTAAGCTCCACTATTATAACTTTGTTACCTGTGCTCATTACTATTTTGTTTTATACATATTCAATAATATATGGGGTATTATCGCTGATTTCAGAAATAGGATAACCTTCTTTATCTTTAACAATAAAACATCCCGAATAAAAACGTCCCTCAGAGTCCTCAAAACCGCTTAACCTCTCTATTTTTGATACTATCCTACCATTAACTTTTTGCCCTATCTGATATGTTTCAGAACCAGCACTACACACAATCGAAATCTTTTTAATATCATTCATATCCTTTATTGTTAATCGTTAATTGGATGGTCATTAATATCTCCGATAATCCATTCGATAGCCGCTTTAATGCCTTGTTCGTAACTCATTCCTGGGTACTTTGAACCTCCTGTTTCTTCGGCATCGGCACATTGGTTGAGCAAATCCCATATCTCCTGCTCTGTTCTTACTATATTCATGATTATTCTGTTTTGATTAAAGTCTTTCCATTAAATTCTTCATGTACTGACAATTCATGTCACACACTTTAGTCTTCCACTCTTGACGGTGGGAATAGTTACCACATTCGTATCGTGGCATTACTTTATATGAAGGACATAGGTTTCGATAAACCTCAATGGCTTTTTGTTTCTGCCATTCTGCGCCAGCGGTAAAATCATCCTGTGTTTCTCTATACAAAATTCCTCTATCAGTAGGTTCATACTGCCCGTCAGCGTATTCTTTTGCAGCTTCTTGTATATTCATATTTATTCTTGTATTGAATATTCTTGATTTGAATTATCTTATTCTGAATTAATTAAAATTTGGAATTTGTAAATAGAAAGAGGTTCGGGATAGTGGAAGCCAAACACGGCTTTCTTCATTACAAGTATTCCAGGTATCATTTCCAAACCGTCTATCTAAAGCATTAGTAATCTTTACCGCAATATCCCTTACGTATTGAATATTAATCTTTCGTTTAGTTCCAAAAAGCATTGTCGGGGTATAGATAGATATTTTGTATTCTCCACCATTAGTAGCGTGCCAACTTCCTTGTATAATAGTTATATGAGGACTTGATTCATCTTTATACTCTTGGACAATACTGTAATAGACATTGAATACTAAAGGATTAAAGGTTGATTTATATACTTTCATCCCTGTAGCCTCCTTGATTAGATTTCTAAGTTGCCGTTCATCGCTTGCCATTGTAGCCATGATGTTCCTTCCTATTTTATTATGAATTAATCACCTCTCTATCTTCAACATAACATTCTTCCACTTCATAGCCTAAACCATTGAAAGGATTATCTATGCTTAATTGATACCCGAATCCTGTTTCAAATTCTACAAACTCTTCTATTTGCTCTTCAGTTGCTTCTACATCAGGAAGCTCTATTAGTAATTGTACTACTCGTTTCATATCTAATTTATTTAACGGTTATTATTCTTAAACGTTTTACAAGAGTATTTCCTAGGTGATAAGAATCACCAAAAAGAGTAATGCCCATAAAGGAGCTGTGTCGGATATTCACATTGTCAACTGTTCTTATCAGTCCGTCTGTATGTAAAATAGTGTCTCCGGCTTGAATTGTACTTATATGCACCTCTTCTACCTCATAGTTCATTTTATCCATATCTTTGTTATTTTAGTGGCACACCTATTAATGTTTTTTGGTCGCATTCTCCATGCAGGTAGTCTACAGCCAACCAAGCTATAAATTTACCTTGCTCTGTTTTACAGTGCTGGGGTATCTCATCTATTACCTCTACTTTATTACAAAGGATGTGTAGTACCTCTTTGTATCCCTCCTTAACTGCTGCATTAACAAACTTATTTATCGGCTTCTCTTGTAGGCGTTCGTTTACCTTGCCTATCGTTTCCTGTATTTCTTGCTCTGTTCTAACTATCATAACTTTATGTTTTATGCGAAAGTAAGTATTATATATTAAATAAAAGAATAAAATACACCTTTTTTAGATGTTTGTTACTGCTTTTTGTGCGTGATTATAGTACACGCTTATAAAAAGCCTTTGTTTACCGTTTAAATTGTTCGGCAATCTTGTTAATCTCTGCATCTGTTATTCCAGCCTCTTTACATGCTGCACGTGTTGATGTAGTGATTGTACCAAACTCTTTAAGCTCCTCTTTGCAAAACCAAATAAGGTTTTCAATCCGTTGTTTATCTGTTGCTCCCATTGCTATAATGATTGATGGTAATTTTCTTTCTACTTTCTCTGTAATCTCATGGTTTACCTCATGTAGCTTTTCGTAAGCAGAGTGGTATGCTTTTATTGTACGGCACTCATTCATATTACATGCAAGGCATCCACGCTGTTTTTTATTGTCTTGGCATTTGCGGATTTTGGCACATACTATGCCTAATTGCTCATCTATCTCTTTTTTCTTTTTGTAGAGGGCTATTAGCTCGCTCAAATACTCTGTATTAGGCATGTTGTACCTCCTTTACTTTTAAATCGTAGGCATCTATGCTGATGGTATACGTGGTATCCCAAAGGCACTGGGTTAAACTTGAAATAATACGTTGAAATTCGTCTTTGTTTATTTCTCTGCGACCAGCCTCTTTAAGAATATAATCTGCTAAATCATCACCTGTCTTAATAGCTTTGAGAGAATGTAAGTCAATATTGTATGGCATATCCGTAGGCTTTGCAAGTGGTATATATCCTTTAAATGGGAAATTATGCCTTCCTATATTCCAAACTACATATCCATGTGGAAATTCATTTACGATTTCAAAAACATCTTTACGGTTATAATCTTCTGTAATTAATGTGCTCATATCTTTTATGATTATGCAGGGCTTTCGCCCTGCTGGTTAAACTTAATAAATTATACCTGTTGAGCCGTAAACACCACCATTGTACCAACGAGATAGTTTACCATAGTAACCGTATTTCTTGTAATTGGCTGTATCAGCCTTAAACTGTTTCATAGCTTCTGCTTTATTGCTTGCCTCGTAATGAACACCTGTATCTCTGCCATTACAATCATACACTACGTAAGTGTTACTCTGTTTCTTTGATTCTGTTGCTAACATAATCGTGCGTATTACGCAGGGCTTTCGCCATGCTGGTTAATAACATTTGTTTAATTCGTGCTGTTTAAAGCGAAACCCACTAATGATTTTCATTGCTTCATCAATCGGGAAAGACATAGCCCAATCACAGGGTAATCCGTGGTCTCCGTGAGGGTCTATAAAGTGAAAGCGTGCACCCGAACCATCCTTGTAAAACTCTACACTTAAACATTTGCCATTATTAAGGGCTTCACGTACTTTTTCGATTCTTTCTTGATTATCCATTGTTATGCCTCCTGTTGTTTAAATTATAAGCGTGAGCTATAGTCACGCCTTGCATGCCACGAAAATAGTATGACTTACTAAATAAACAATACTTTTAATGGAAAAAGTATTGACATTTAACTTTATTTTATTATTCTATTGGTGAATTGGAATATTTTAAATATGAACTACTTACAAAAATTAGGCGTGTATTATAGTCACGTATAGTAAACTGATGTCTATTTTTGAAGCAAATAAACACTTAAAACGTATGGTAAATCAGAAATTATTGCAAGCATTGATAAGCAAATGCAAAGACATGGGCTTATCAGAGGAATCTATTCAAGCAATCGCTGGCATAGCAAGCGAGGGTTTAACAGATGGCTCAACAGATGAGGAAATTGAAGCACGTGCAAATCTCTTTTTGCCTGCATGTAAAACGATGCAAGGCGAGGCTACGAGATGGGCACAGAAAGCAAAAGGAACTCAAACCCCTCCACAAACCCCACCAGAAACGAAACCGAATAATGAAGCCGGACTGGAGGAAAAGATTTTGGCTAAACTGGAGGAGAAATACGGTGGCGTAATCAAGTCACAGGGTGATGTAATTACCCAGTTGCAAAAGCAGCTAAACGACAGCCAACGTAACAGCACAATTTCTGCGGAAATGCAAAAACTTGGCTTAACTACCGAAGACATGGAATTTATCACCGTGCCCTCTGATGCTAATGTTCCGGAGTTCTTAGGCAAGGTAAAGCAGAGTTTGGTAAACCGAGGCTTGAAGTCTGCTGATACGAGTGTTACAAAGGAGGCACAGGAAACAGCTAACAATGAGTTGGCTAAAACTATGCTTCAAGAATATTCTGTTAAAAACGATTAGTGATGAAACGTGAATTTAAAAGTTACGGAGGCGACCGCCCCATTTTCACCCAACCGCCTGTACAGGTGTTGGGAGGTTTTACGCTAAACCCTGCGCAAACTAATTTGCCTGTAGGTGCTATTATCCCAGTTGGTACACTTGCCAATGTAGATGAGAGCACACGCTATGCAATTATCATTAAGAGCGCAAGGGTTGTGGCTATTACTGCTGGTAATACAAAGCAGATTACTTTGGAGGCTGATGAGTTTAGCAAAATGCCTTTTGCCGTAGGTGACTATGTATGCAAAGATTTGGCTGCTACGCTCGCCAATACTCCCACAGTTTCGGCTATTACCATGACTAAGGATGGTATGCAGTTAACCCTTAGCAAAGCTATTACTGGTTTAGCAGTAGGTGATGCTGTTTTTGAGGTTATTGCAGATGATACTAATGTAAAGCTCCGAGCTGTACCAAACTCTATCACCATTGCAGATGCAGAGGTTAAAGAGGATGGTGATACAGGTATTGATGTTACCCGTAACACAGCAAACGGGGAGGCTTATGCGAGAAGATTACCGCCTGTACCTGCTTCATTGCTTGATGGCAATGTGCTCAAAGGTACTAAGGTGGCTTATACAAACTCTAAGTAAGGAGGTTAAAGAATGGATTCAATTTTTAGTAAAATCAATTTGCCGGGTGTTCCAGTTGATTTGTTGGCTACATTGCGCATCTTTTTTGAGATGGGCACAAAAGAGAATAAAACTCTTTTTGAGCAGACATACGTAGACCGCTGGTTTACCTACAATCTCCCTCAAATGGATTTGACCTGTGAGGCAATTATGGCAAGCTATAAGGTACGCTTTATGGCTTCTATGATTGGGAACAATGCAGCAACCCCGTTGCGTCCCTCTGATGGTTTCAAAACATTTAAGGATGAGATTCCACGTATGGGACACAAGTTCCCAATGTCTGCAAAGAAACTGCGTAAAATGCTCACTATACTGGAGAACAACCGTTACACAGACCAGCAAAAGTTTAATGAGGTATATAAAATGCTTATGGGGGATACCAAAGAGGCGTATATGGGCTGTAAAGATACAGCAGACCACATTGTACTGCAAGCTCTCTCAAACGGTGGTGTAGCAGAGTTCTCGCCCACGCTCAACAATCCGGATGGGCGTAGATACAAAGTAGATTATCTCATGCCGGAGGAAAATAAGCGTAAGGCTTCAAAGAATTGGGTTGATGATAACAAAAATACAATCAATCCTTTTGAAGAGCTACAAGCTATCAAGCTGGAATATGAAAATTCGGGTATAAAGTTTGGTGAAATATGTGTTTCTCCTGCTTTGTATTCATGGATTATCAACTGTCCGGCTGTACGTAGAGCCATTAAGGGCACAGATAAGAGTGGGCAGGTTGTAACCCCTGTTGAGCTTAACAATATGCTCGACCAATTTGAGCTACCTCCTGTAACCAAGATAGTGAAACGTAACTCTATTGCGGAGGATGGTGTACGTAAACCTACACTGGTTAATCCTTGGAATGACAACATGATTGTACTTAAACCTGCTGGTTTTATTGGTGAAGTACAGCCTGCGTTTGAGGATAATGCAATTATTGAAGAGCCGAACGTTGAGTACATTGATGCTGGTAACGGTATGCGTGTTGCTAAATGGCAGGTTGGTGAATCTACGGGACAGCAAGCAGGTGAGTATACACAGGCTTCTTGGCGTGCATTACCTATCATTACAGGTATTGCAGGTGTGGTAAACTATCAAGTACGAGGCATTGAGTAATAGGAGGTAGGGATATGACAAATTTAGAGGCGATACAGGTAGAGGTTAAACCTTATGATGCAGATGAATTAGACTGTGAAAAAGCCCTGTTAGGGGCATGTAAACGTAATGGTGTAGAAGTTGCTAAAATCACAGATGATTACGATGCAGATAATGAGAAAACCATAGCCCTTGCTGCTGTATTGGTACTGTACAAGTACCTTACATTAAGCGGTGAAGATGAGGGCGAATTTTCACAGTCTTATAATGATAAGCTGGAGCAACGCATTAAAGTTCTGTGCAAGGCTAACGGTATAGATGCCTCTGAATTTGTCAGTTCCTCTTCTATTATCACTATTTCGGATGGCTCAAAGTTCTTTTGATTATGGGTAAATACTACAACATATTGCAGTTGTACGATGCTACAGAGTTAAAGCGTGATGAGGTTGGCGATTTGCCTGCTGATGGAGGCGATAACTGGAAAAGCATTAGCTCTTGCAGGGAAGAGCCTGCTGGAGCTGGTGCTACTGTAAATGTGGAGGGAGGTAAAACCCTTACATATAGCTCTAACATATTTTGCCCTGTAACATGCTCTGATGTTGGCGAAAATACAACAGTAAGAGTATTGGATAAAGGCAAAGTGTTGGTTACTGGAATGGTACTAAGATTTAAACGTTACAAGCATTATGTCAAAATATGGGTTTAAACCAGTACATACAAACGCTGGAGTACATGCACGTTTTGTTGAGTTTGCAAAGCGCATACATAAGGCTATGATTACTGTATTGCAGTACATAGGCGAAGAGTGCGTAAGGCAAGCAAGGGAAAACGGGAATTACATCGACCATACAGGAAATCTACGTAACTCAATAGGTTATGTGCTGCTATGTGATGGAAACATTATTAGTAGCAATTTTGAGGAGAGAGTACAAAGTACGGTTGTTAACAAGGCGAATGGAATGGGGGTACTGGAGGGTAAAAAGTTGGCTGAAAAATTAGCTAAGGATTTTACCAAAGGTTATGCGCTCATTGTAGTAGCTGGTATGAATTATGCCTACTATGTTGAAACCTTAAATAAGGATGTACTGGATAGTGCAGAGCGTTATGCAATGAGAGTAACCCCTAAAATGATGAGTGATTTGAGAACCCAAATTTATAGAATAGCATCTTAATGGACGCAAGAGATATACAGTTACAAAGCGGAATGCAGTTTAACACAATACAGGATGATATTTTGTATACGGTGTTATCCAATTCGGATTTAGCCAAAGCACTTACTGGAATAATTAAAAAGGGCGTGCGCCCCAGCCGTAAAGACTTTGCTAAAGAGGAGGATTGCACAATACAAAGTTTACCTATACCTAATGGTAGTGTACAGTTTGGCACAAGCAATGTGAATATCTATGTCTCCGATAAGCCCGATAGCATTACACCACCCAATGCAACCAACTACGATGCCAATACTAAAAGAATCAAGCAACTTGCAGGGCTTGCTTTTAAGGTGCTGGAAAAACATTACTGCGACAATGGTTGGTCGTTTGAGTGTGTAATGCAAGATGTTATTGCCGAACCCGAAATTAAGTGTCACAGGATTTGGTTTAAAATTCGATTTATTTTTCACAATTAATATTTAACGATATGGGAGTAATTTCTTTAGGATTGGCTGAAATCCAAGTAGGTGCGATTGCAGCAGATGGCGGTGAGGCATCAACCTATAGCAAAATCGGTAAAACATACGAAAAGACTTGCAAATTAACGCAAGATAAAGCCGATGTAACGGAGCACTACGAAGAGGGACAGAGTGCCCCCGAAGTACGTAAGAAGAAAAAGAAAGTGCCTATTCTTACTTTCTCAATCATGGACCCCGACCCAACGTTTTTAAAGGCGTATTTGGGTGGTACAACAACAGGCACAGCAGATGATATGGTGTGGAACTGGAGCGATACAGATGAGGAGATTGAAGCCTCTATTCGTGCCGTGCCGGAGGTTGGATTAGTGTATACTATTCCACGTGCAGATATTGAGGCTGTGCTTAATGCTGAAATGTCCTCACAGGGTATCAATCTTGTAGATTTTACTGTTACGCCTCTCAAACCTAAAAAGGCAGGTGTAGCAACAATTTCAGCGAGAAAGAAAACTACTACTTTTCCTAAATAAGCAGTGGTTGCCATTTCTTTTTAAAAGCCCATTACGGCAAGCGTGGTGGGCTTTTTATGAATAAAGGTAAAACAGTATGGAGAATAAAGAATACAACGATATAGAGGCTGAAAAAAAGGAAATCCGGTTACTTATCTCAAACGGTATCAGCTTTACAGTAGATTACATGGAGGGTATTACGGTACGTATACCACGATTTAGGTGCTGTAAATTTTTAAAGAAAACGGTTACAACATACGAGCCTAAACAAAGGGAGTATGTGATAAAAGAGCCAACACTATATACGCTTGACAGGCTTAGTGCAGAGTACATTGAAATGATAGTTGATGAGGAGAAGATAAGAGAAGCACCGAGGCAGCAGGCACGCATTTATTTCCAAGAACACAGTAAACGCATGGCTAAGGTTGTAGCTATTGCCGTACTGGGCAATGAATGGGACAATGCCGATAAGTTGAGCGAGTTATCAGAGTTCCTGTTTAGATGGCTCAAAAACAGCTCTCTTATAGAACTTGTGCAGGTGATTGACTTAACCAACAACTTAGCGGATTTTATCAACTCTATTCGATTACTGTCGAGCGCAAGAACAACAATGCCGAATCGGGTAGAGAAAGCGGATTAAACAGCCTGTATGGGCAACGTGGGGCAATATGCGCATATTTCCATTGGACTTGGGAGTATCTCACAAAAGGCATTGCATGGGCGGTTGTACAGAGGATGCTTGCAGACCAAGCACGTTACGATGATGATGAGGGCACAAGCGGAGGAACGGGCTTTGAGGATGCAGACGAAGTAGAGCTAACAGAGGAAAACACAGATGAGTTTATTAACTACATAAACAGTTTTTGATTGTGGAAAATAGAGATGGAGCTTTAGCATTTGATGTCCTTATAAGGGATAATAACCTTAATCAAATGCTTTCTAAGGACGAACAACGGATAGCCCAATTTACACAAAATGTTGAGGGCAATTCGGAAAGCATAGTTAATAGCTTTGGTGCTATAGGTAAAGCCGTTGGCGGTATTGCTATTGGCGCAATGATGAAAAACTGGATAACGGATGTTGTTAACGTCCGTGGCGAGTTTCAGCAGCTTGAAATAGCATTTACTACTATGCTTGGTAGTGCGGAAAAAGCTACTACTCTGATGGCACAGGTAACGGAAACTGCTGCTACTACACCTTTTGACCTTAAAGGCGTTGCTAATGGCGCAAAGCAATTGTTAGCATACGGTGAAAGTGCTGATACAGTAAACGACACATTAGTAAGGCTGGGTAACATTGCTTCGGGATTGAGCTTGCCGTTAAACGATTTAGTGTACTTGTATGGTACTACTATGGTGCAAGGCAGATTGTTTACACAAGATGTAAGGCAGTTTATGGGGCGTGGTATCCCACTGGTACAGGAACTTGCAAAAGAGCTTGGTAAAACAACCGAGGAGATAAACCAAATGGTTACTGATGGTAAAATTGGTTTTCCCGAAGTGCAAAAGGTTTTAGAGCGTCTTACTGATAGTGGCGGTATGTTCTATAACTTGATGGAGGAGCAAAGTAAATCATTGACTGGGCAAATATCCAATTTAGGTGATGCGTGGGATATGATGCTAAACGAGATAGGACAAAGCAACGAGGGTATATTAAGTTCCGGCATTGGCTTGGCTGGCACGCTGGTAGAAAATTACAAAACAGTATTAAATGTACTGGAGGGGTTAATAGTTGCTTATGGCTCATACAAGGCGGCAGTACTGGCGTTGGCTATTGCACAAAAGAGGAGTACAGGCTTTTCCAGTATAGATAACATTGTTGCTAAGGCTCGCATGGGTGTATATACCAATCTTACTGTAACTACACAAAATTATACTCTGCAAAATGAGCTTATGTCAAAGGCTCAACAGGCATACACATTAGAGCTGCAAAAAAGCCTGTCATTAGAACAGCAAGAGAATTTGTTACGTGGGCTTAAAGTTACTGCAATACAAAATCTACTGACGGCAGAACAACAGGTTTATTTAAGTCGCTTAAATCTTAATGTGCAGAGCGTAGAATACATTGCAGCAGCAGAAAGCGTGTTAACTATAGACCAGCGTTTAGCTTTGCAAAAACAAGAGCTGGGACGTACCAGTATGGCATATAGCGTTGCCGTTGAAAATGAGGTAAAAGCTAATCAGTTAGCGCAAGCAAGTGAAATCTCCAAAATGCGTGCGGAAGCATCCGCTTTGAAACAAAAGCAGGCATTGTTGCTGGCTGAATATAGGGCAAGTCAAAACAAGATAGAGCAAACACGTATCCAAATCTCGTTAGCGAAATTAAACGGAGATGCAACGGCTGTTGAGAACTTGCAGCAACAACAGTACAACCAGTTAAAGGCACATGCGGTTATTGTTACCGATTTAAAGAATGCTAAGGCGGCACAGGAAGCAATTACCACAAAAATCAATACAGCAGCTACACAACAGGCTACAATAGCAGGTAGGGCTAAGGTGGCGAGCGATGTAATGCAAACTACAAGTACCTCTATTTTAAGTACTGCAACAACATTTCTAACTGTTAAGCTAAAAGCGTTGTGGGCTACTATGGTGGCTAATCCGTTAACGTCTATTCTTAGTATCGTAGGATTAGTTGTAAGTGCCTTTATGATGTTCAGAAAAGAGGAGGAGCAAGATATAGATGTAGCAAAGGAATTTGAGGCTCAAACGCAAAAGCAAATGGCATCTATCAATACCTTTAAGGCTATACTTGATAATACAACAGAGGGTACGGTTACTCATAAAAAAGCGTTGGATAAATTAAACAGCGTTTTGCAGAGTTACAGCCTTGAAGTGATAAAAGAGGGTGATAATGTTGAGGTTGTAACGAAACGTTATAATGAGCTTACTAAAGCTATCAAAGATAATACAGCACAACGGTTATTAGCACAGGGTATTGAGAAAATTAATACGACACAAACAAAAGAAGAAGAGAAAGCTCTTGATAAGCTGAAAGAAAAGATGGCATCCCTCAAAGATGGTATTGTTAAAACTGGTGGGCTTAGTGGGCAATATATAAGTTGGGTTACTCCCGAATGGGTAAATTCTTTGGGTGATGAGCAGTACGAGATGATACAGGCTTTTGTAAAAGAGAATATTGCAAAACTTGATGGACTTACTGGAGAGGCTTACGAGGCGCAATTAGCAGAAATAAATAAGAAAGTGCTAAATGCGATGGCAGAGGCAACCCAAACAAGCCAAAAGGAGGTTTCACGCAGCAGTGAATTTATTGATGCTTTTGTACAGGCTATGATTAAGAACTGGCAAAAGGCAAAGACGGAAACAGATGCTCTTACTGGTAGCCTAAACCGTTTGAGTGATGGTTTTAACAAAAAGGAGATAGTGGATGAGATTGATTATACCACTATGTCCTTAGAGCAACTGCATAAAAAAGCGGAGGAACTTAACGGGCAAAAGGTTAAGTTAGAGATAGGTAGTACTGGCTATGATGAGTTAATGCAACAGATAAACAACATTAATGCACTCATAGGCAAAAAACAGGGCGAGCTAAATACAGAGAGTGGTATAAATGATGAGATAAAACGGCTCAAAGCTCTTAAAGAAAAATCTGTTATTGGCGGTACTGAATGGACTGGATATGATAGCAAGATAAAGGAGTTGCAAAAGAAGCTCCCCGATACAAATAAGGAGGGAGATAAAAAAGCTAAGGCTGCACAAGATGCTGCACAGAAAGAAATTGATGTGCAAATAGAACTGGAGGAAAGCCGTATATCACTTATTAAGGATGGATATGAGAGGCGTGTGGCAGAGGCAGAACTACAGCATAAAAAGGAGTTGGCACGGATTGATAAAGAGGAGAAAGAACTTGAAGCTAAGTACAAGGATGCTGGAAAGAAAATGCCAACGAAGAGCAAAGAAAAATTTGCTACGATGCGGAGCAATGAGAATGCCGGTTATGAGGTTACACGCTCCGAGCTATTAGATGTGCAGATAGAGGAGCAAAAGAAAAAGTACCAGCTCTATTACAAGTGGGTTACTACCTATGGTGAAGATGTTGCAAATAAGCAGTATGCTGAATTGATACAGGGAGGTAAAACCTATACGGATTGGCTCAAATCTCAAATAGATGCACTGGAGGCTAAAAAAGGTACTGATACAGGGCTTACAGAAACGGAGAGTAACCAGCTCATTACCCTAAAAACGGATTATAGTGAGGTTACAGGCGTAAAAACGGAGATGGATAAGTTTACAGAGAGCTTGGCTAAGGCTAAGGAGCAAAGTAAATCACTCTCCGAATACATGGGTAAATTAGCCCAAAAGAAACTGGATTTACAGCAAGGTAACACTGGGCTTATTGGAGAAGAGAAAGCGGATGCAATTAGGCAGGTAAACCAAGAGATTGAGCAGAACACAGAGGAGTTACAACAAAAATTACTTGATACCTACAAAACAAATGCACAGCTAAGGCTTGATGTTGAAAAGCAATATGATGATGAAATTTACTGGTTAAAACAGAATGGTTTCAATAAACAGGCAGAGCTTGCAGAAAAGGCTAAAACTAAGGCTGTAGCAGAGGTTGATGCGATGCGCATACAAACTACTGATAGTTGGAAGAATCTGTTTGAAAACGCTGAATATCTTGGTAGTAGTGCATTTGATAAAATAGTAGCAGGGCTTAGAAAACAAGTAGAAGCTGTTGGAGATGTTGATATTAAGAATGACCTTTTAAAGCAACTGGAACAACTTGAACAGCAGACGCAGGGGATGAAAAACCCATTTAAGCAACTGGTGAAGAGTATAAAGGAGTACAAGGCAGCAGGTGATGATGTATCTAAACAGAAAGCTCTTGCTAAAACGTTTACCAGCCTTGCAAATAGTATAGACATTGTAAGCAAGAGTTTTGATGCGGTTGTAGGTGGGCTTAAAAAAATGGGAGCTGCTGGAGACGAAGAGACGCAGGGCATGTTAGATGATGTTGGTGGGCTGGTTGAGGGTGCAGGGCAGTTAGCGGCAGGCTATGCAAGTATGAACCCTGCACAAATGATTGAGGGTGCTGTAGGCATGGTTACAAGCGCAATCTCTCTATTTGATAGTACCAGTAGGCGCATTAAACGTGAGATGGCAGAGCATGAAAAGCAGCTTAAATCATTGCAGACTACATATAATCAAATATCATTTGAGGTTGATAATGCTGTTGGTGAGAGTTATTACGATAAGCAAAAAGAAGCTATCGCCAACCTGCAAGAGCAAATAAAGGAAAATGAGGAGTTAGCACGGCTGGAACAAAGCAAAAAAGATAAAGATAGGGATGATGCTAAAGTTGAGGAGTATAAGGAGGCTGCAAGGCAGGCACAGCGTGATATAGAGGATAAACAAAGAGAAATAACGGAATCTCTTGTACAAACGAACTTCAAGGATTTGGCGAGTGATTTAGCAGAGGCATGGGCTGATGCTTTTAGCAGTATGGAGGATAGTGCTGAAAATTTCGATGAAGTTTGGAGTAAAACGATAGCCAATGCTGTTAAAAACTCTTTGAAGTTAAAGCTGATAGAGCCTAAAATAAAGGAGTTTACCGATGCTTTATCTACCTATATGGGTGAGAATGATAACAGTGTTGTAGGATTTGATTTTGAATACTGGAAAAAGATTCTTAAAAGTGCTGGTGAGAGCTTTACACAAGGTTTAGAGGGATTTGAGGAGTATTTCCAAAATGTAGCCGATAGTGTGGATGATTCTACATTAGAGGGGCAAATAAAAGGAGTAACGGAGGATACTGCTTCTGTGTTGGCTGGAGAAATAACAACGATACGTATTAAGCAGGTACAACATTTACTTGTTTGCCAAGATATTAGAGCTACTATGATTAGTGTACACAATACATTGAGAGAGGCTGCATCTCATTTATCGGTGATTGCAACTAATACAGGGTATAATAAGAACTTGGTTGAGATAAAGAATTATCTAAAAGAGATGAACCAAAAACTTGATGTTAATGATTTGAGGGCTAAAGGATACATATAATGGAAAACAGGATTGAGCAACTTAAACGACTGATGCAAATAGGGCATTGTGCAGAGAGTAAAAGCATGGTGCATAATACATGCGATAATACAGGGGCTTTGATGGATACCTATTTTTATTTCATTAAAGCATGCACTCAAAAGGATTTTCCAAAACTGGATTTTCTACGTGAGTATTTTGGGACACAGGTTGCACCGTATGGTGGGTATATTGATGCTACAGGCGAGCAAAAAGCATATAAAAAAAATGTACTGTTGGGTGATAGCAATGTTGTAATGCAGGTGGGCAAATATAATATTGTTAGCTGCTGGGTAAGGCACAACTCTAAATTACAGATACAGGCTACAGACCATTGTCATTTGCACATAGATTGCTTTGATAATGCCGATGTACAGGTAAATATAGAGAGCAAACACGCAAGGGTTTTTATTAACCAGTATGGAGATAGTCATGTGCTGATAAGCGGTGATAGCCAAAATGCGTGTGTAACAAGTTACGATAGTAAAACTTATAAATAGCAAAAATTATGGCTTTAGATGATTATTTAGTATTGCACATGCCTTTTGATGAAGCGGATGGAACTACATCAACGTATGATTATAGTAAAAACAGAGCAGATGGCGTTGTTTTTGGAGCACATTTTGAATCGGGTAAAAGTAGTAATTGCATTAAATTTGATGGTACTGGCAAATGTGAGGTTTCTAAATCGGTATTGGCTTTAAGTGGGAATTTTACACTCTGTACATACGTTAAATCTCATAGTGTAGCCTCTAAGCTAATAGTAATGCTTAACTACAATGGAGTTAACCAGTTTTACCAGTCATTGATAGATGTTTCTCCCGACGAATGGTATTATTTGGCTGTAGTACGTGAGAGTACGAGCATTACAATGTATTTGAATGGTACTAAAATTGGTACAGAAAAAGTGCCAAGTAGCTATGGAAACCCAATAGGATTTAGTATTTCACAAGATTGCTATATTGCGGAGCTGGGACATGGTTGTCTTGATGATACAAAACTATTTAGTATAGCACTTACACAAGAGGATATACTAAGCCTGTTGGATAATACCAAACAGCTTGCATATTTGCTGGATGGGGTTAATTTTAAAGATTTCGGTGTGTGCGTGAGTGGTAGCAAGGGAATTATAGATTCTCTCAAAATGAAAGAGCCTCTTAAATTGGATTGGGACGGTTATCATGGCGAGGCAATTGATTTGAGTAGACCACGTATGCAGGCAAGGGAGATTACTTTGGAATGTTTCATTAAGAGCGATGGCGGTAAAATTGCATTTGTACAGGCGGTTAAGGGATTTTTAGAACAGTTCTACACGCCACACAAAATACCAGCAGGCAGTAAATCGGAGGCGGTTGCAGCCGGATTACACCGCCTCACTATTGATATTCACCCTACCAAAGCATTAGTGTACGAGGTATATTTACCGGATGGTACAGACATTGCTAAAGAGTGGAATGATAGTAAAATGGTGGGTACATTTACCTTAAAATTGAAAGAACCCGAACCTGTAAAGCGTGTATTGAAACACTTTAGAGTAAACGAGAACAGTAAAACGGTTACTATCACATTAACTACGCAAAAACTGGTTAATATTTACTGGGGAGATGGTACTACAACGCAGGATGTATACGGTACACAAACGATAACGCATGATTACTCCGAAAATGGAGAGTATTATGTGATTGTTACAGGTGTAATTGAGGATATTACGGACTTCTCCACTAATGCGATTATTGTATGGAACAAATTATAGTATATAAGCGTGATGGTACAAAACGTTACAATTTAAATAGTTACGCAAAGCTCTGCACCGTAAAAAGTGCAGAGCAAAAGCGCGAACTACTTGGGGAGGATACAGTAACAATCAAGATTGAAAGTGCAGAACCTATGGAGTTTACTATAGGGGATTATGTTGTTATCTTTGGTGATGTTTACACGTTAAACAAGGTAAATGAGCCTACAAAATCGGGGGAAAGAGTGTTTGAGAATACCCTTGTTTTTGAGGGGGCGCAATATAAGCTGTTGGATGCACAATATAGGAGCACTGATGCAGAGGGAAATAATCCTACAGCAGAGTTTCCACTTGTGGCAGATATGCACCTTGCAATGCAAGTGTTAGTTGATAATGTAAACAGGATTGCAAATGCTTTAGGTGAAACGTGGGTATTGGGTAGCTGTATAGAGACAGAGTATAAGGAACTTACTTTTAGCAACGAAAACTGTCTAAGTGTATTACAACGGCTTTGCAAGGAATTTGATACGGAGTTCGAGATAGAGGCGGTAAGAGATAAAATCTATAAACTGCACATACGCAAAGTTGGCTCTCTATTCCCTACTACGTTTACATTTGGCAAGGGAGGTGGTGTATACAAGCTAAAACGAAAGAATGTAAGCAGTAGCAGTGTAATAACAAGGCTTTACGTTGAGGGTGGTACTAAAAATATCACAACTAAGTATAGGAATGGGGCAACACGGCTAAGGCTTGGAACAAATAAAGAGAGTTATATAGATAATGCACAGGCAATAGCTGCATTTGGGATAAAAGAGGGTAGTAAGATATTTGAGGAGATTTACCCACATCGCACAGGTGTTGTAACCAGTACTGTAAAAGGGGATATATACAGTTTTGTTGATGATGATATGTTTGATTTAAACGAGAAAGAATCAGACGGAAAAACAACCAAATGGCTTATTGATGGTACTTCTGCTAAGGTTAAGTTTGTAAGTGGTAATTTATCCAGCTATGAGCTTGAATTAAGTAGCTATAATACAAGTACACATACATTTAAGGTTAAGGAGTACGTGGATAAAAGAGGGCTTAAAATACCAAGTGCAGCGACCGCATACCAAATAGAAAAAGGTGATAAGTATGTTTTATTGGATATTGTAATGCCAACAGACCCATACGTTACAGATGAAGAGGAACATTTGGGAGTAGAGGGCACTAAGTTTTTAGAGCAAAATTGCCAACCTAAAGTAGAATACGAGTTGGATATAGCTTCTATGTACTTAAATCGTAATTATGGAGGTGAATCCGTAATAGTTAATATTTTTAAGGTAGGGGACTATCTACCAATAAAAGACAGTGGAATAAACGTAGATAAAGCCATACGTATTAAGGGCTTTACCCGTGATTGCTATAGTGATGTTTACAAATACAAACTTACTATTAGTGATACAGTTGATGTTAGTGTTATAGAGAATCTGATTAGTGATAACATTGAGCAAAATAAGATTATCACAATAAACAATCTCACAGATGTAGCAAGAGCACGTGCAAACTGGAGAAGTACACAGGAGTTGCTAAATATGGTATTTGATGGGGACGGTTATTTTGATGCAACAAATATACGTCCGAGTTCTATAGAAACACTGATGTTAAGTGTTGGTAATCGTGCTGGGCAGTTCGTACTTAAAAATATCATAATAGAGGCTAATGCTGTTAGTGGGAGCAAACCTAATCCTAATTACATCGTAATTACTGCTGCAAACAACGCAGGAGAAATAGTACATTATGCTATAGAGGAAAAGGATAGAAATTGGAAGATAACGAGCAGTAGCTTAACTCTTACAAATACTGGAGCTTTCTATGTATATGTAAAGTGCTCAAAGAGTACGGATGCAGCTACAATAATATTTAGCCAAAATAAATTATCCGTTGATGATGGCATGTATTATTATTTCCCGTTGGGCGTTTTGTCCTCCGTATATAACAACTATCGTGAGCTTACTACTACATACGGGGCTACACGCATAACTGGGCGCACAATTAATTGTGGGCGAATAGAAAGTGTAGACAAGAAAACGTATTTCGACCTTGATAACTCCGAGATTGGGGGTAACATAAAATTTGTTAGTACCAGTGGTGAGAATATGAGTATTAAGGATTTGGAGGCTTTGGTAAATAGCAATACAGATGCTTTAGGAGGAATTAACGATGTAATTAGCTCGTTACAGGAGCAAGTAGATGGGGCTGTTGAGTATTGGTTTGGTTTTGGTGTACCTACTTTAACAAATGCACCAGCAAACCAGTGGAAAACAGATGCAGATAAAAAGATACATGCAGGGGATTTGTATACAGATTCAGAGACGGGTTTAGAATATCGTTTTACCAAAGAGGGCAATACTTACAAATGGGTAAATATACCGAGTACGGGAATAGGGCAAGCTATACAGATAGCAAACACTGCTTTAGAGCTTGCAGATAATAAAGCACACATCTTTTTGACAGCTAATGCTTCAAATACTCCTAAATCACCTTATAAACTGGGCGATTTGTGGATAACTCTTGATACGTATAAAATGAAGATATGCGTTAAGGAACGTACAACAGTAGGTACTTATGTGGCTACTGATTGGAAAGATGCAGGTTATACGGATGATACGAAAGCAAATGAGGCGTTGCAGAAACTCGTAGATATGGCAACTGATGGTGTTATTACACCACAAGAAAAGATTGCATTAAAAGATGAGATTGCAAATATAAAAGTAGATTATTCAACAGTTGCTGCAAAAGCAAAATTATGTGCTGTGGATTATACTTCATACACAGCGGCATATAATGCTTTGATTACGTACACGAGTATTATTATTAGTAATATGAATGTAAATAGTGATGTTGATAAAACCGTTTATAATGCTCGTTTCTCTAACTATTATAAATGCAGAACTGATACCATAGATGCGATTAGTAAAGGCTATGTTGATGCTGTAGAGGTTGGGCAAGGTAATTACCTTGCTAATAGTGCATATATGGAAGATACGAAAGGCTGGAAATTGAGTGTTGATAGCGGTGGTGGGCAGCAAGGAGCTTTGAGTATATACAATGATAGCATTATGGGTAATGTATTGAGGGTAGCAAAACCGAATAATGTGAGCTGGTGGTATTTTGGTACAGGTTTTAAATCAAAAGAGGGTAATATACTTTTGCCAAAAGAGAAATTTGCGGAGGGGGTAACATACACTGTTGCGTTTTGGGTAAAAGCAAGTAGCAATACTAATATGAGTTTAGCAATAATGAAAGGAAACGCTACGGCTAATGTATCCGGCTATTGTGTTTTCTCTGTAACAACATCATGGAAACGCATTGTTTTTACCTTTACAGCAAATAATTTGAGTGATGCCGAATCGCAGTTATACATTACAAGTGCTGATACGTTTAGCTACTGCATGTTTACCAAATTTGTATTAGTAGAGGGTAATAAAGCACCCGAATGGACTTCAAGTAGCTATGAGTTGACAGCTCAAATACAGGCTAATAAGGATTTACTACAAGCCATTTCTAACAACTATACGCAAATTGATGGAGGGTTAATTTTATCTACCTTTCTAAAATTGGGTGCTGTACAGAAAAACGGTGCGTGGGTAGAGAGCGCAGGATTCAAAGCTATGTTAGCAAATAGCAATGAAATTGCAGCTTACTTTGGAGGTACTTACGCAGAGGCTTTGGCAGGCACAAAAGATGCAATGACTATAATTTACCATAATGGCAAGCTAAAAAGCAAAGATGCTGATATTACGGGTATAATACACGCTACAGATGGAGAGTTTACAGGAAAGGTAAATGCTACAGATGGTACATTTTACGGTTCTATAGCCGAGCCTGCTAAAGCATTAGGCACTACAACTGCACTATCATTTGATACTGGATTTAATTTTTCGGGTTATGTTGTGGCTGGTAAAACTCAATTAGTGCAGTTGCCAACAGATAAAAAGTATGCTGGTGTAAGATGTACGATAGTAAATACCATGAAGAATACAGGTTATTACATAATACAGTGCAATAATGGTAGTAACTTTTTGTATACCTGCAATAATACAAGTATGCTGGAGGCTGCAAAAGTATATTTGTATGGCGTTGGAGAATTAAGATTAAGAGCTGTTTTAGATTATAATGGTATATTGCGTTGGTTTATAGAGAATAATATGAGTTTTAGCTATAACTGGGCAGACAAGGCTTTCACAAATGGTTTACCAAGTCCTCACATGCGTATTATTGATTTATTTGAGCTAAATGGCGGTAGTCTGAATCTTATATTTTGTGCTGATGGTAACTCTCCATACGTAGGCTCATACGATAGAGGAGCGCAATGGTGGAATATCAGATTCTCAAAATCAAGGAGTGGGCATAAAAAGAAATACCATGTTATCGCCATATCTAAGGTCTGTCTTTTCTCTTATTGGGTAAAGGATATTTCAGATACAGGTTTTACAGTAGGATTTACCAATAATGGATTTATTACGTTATCATCCGATGGTTATGCAACGGTATATGTAATAGAATATAGCTAACTTTCAAACTTTGGCACACAAAAAGCGTGATATATAATCACGCTTTGACTACTTTTCGGGAAAAATAACTCAAAAGTGCAAAAGTATGAGTGCAAAAGACAATTATGTAAGTGAAACAATGTTCGTTTCTCGTATCGTATCAAAGGGGAAAATTGAGAGTTTAAACAACGGTTTTATGCTCAAAGATGGTGCTCCTTTCTCCGTATACGTTAGACCGAAAACATTAACCACATTAGAGAGGGACATGTTGCTTAACTGTAAGCTCTATAAAGAAGATGAGTTTAGCGAAGTGCCTGTACCTCTCTTTTCGTGGGTTGAATTAGTGATAACAGAGATTGCGCCAAGCGAGGAACTACTTAACAGTTACGACATGTACTGGGGTAGTGGAGATGGTGCAAAAGTAGCAACCGTTTAATTTATTTATAACATGGGATTACTTATAGGAGTGGGGAATACAACCCCACAATTTCCATATCAAGCTCTTTGGTATGGAATTAAAATCAATCTTAAAAACAGTGGGCATAGTATCGCAGATGGCAAATTGGAACGTGTAGGCAACCTTGATTTGCACAGAAGTTTGCCGATACAAAAGCGCATTAGGCGTTTTATGGCTACTGTAGATGGCAAAGTAAACTATTGGCTTGGTGCAAATGACAGCACACTAAAAGAGGGAGGCGGTGCAGCGAGGTTAAACGCTTTGGATGGCAACGTAATGCTTTATAAGCCGGATTACTGGAGGCGTGTAGAGTTTGATGGTGACTACATGCTTGTAGCAATTAGCGAAGTTGAATTGCCGGGGTTTGTGTATATGGGAGAAAAGGCACGCAGTCCGTGGTTTGCGACATTTGACCGTACTACAAACAAACCTGTTAGTGCTTGTTTTCTGCAATGGAATGCAGATGGCACAGTAAAGAGGGATGCTAACGGATTACTGGTATTAACAGATAATGCAGCAAATTTCAGAGGTGGTGATAACTCTACAACAAATGACGCTAATAACAAATCGCTGCTGGGTATGCCTGCAACTAATACCACTAAAGCAACAATTCGTAGCCGTTGTAAAACACTGGGTGATATGTGGCATCATGGCGGTTGGCGTTTTCGTGAGGAAATGGGTTGGTTAATGGCTATAGAATTTGGCGACCTTGATAGTCAAGCTGCATATAATGCCAATAAAACAGCGGATGGATTTGCACAGGGTGGTTTAGGCAATGGCACTTATGTTGATAGCGCACAATGGAGTGCTTTTAATAGCTATTATCCTATTATACCGTCCGGTATCACAGCTAAGTTAGGTAACAACACTGGCATTATTGATTATGTAATCAAAGAGTGGCAAACAGGCGTAGACAAAACTTTAAAGGTAGCCAGTTACAGAGGTTGGGAAGCACCTCACCAATCTCTTTGGGAACATGATGATGATGTTCTTATTCGCAACTTTAAGCCATCCGAGGGCGGGCAAATGCTCATCTATTTATGTACCGACCCAGCAAAGTTTGCAACCCCTACAGATAAGGCTACTGTTGTGCCGGATGGATACGAGGAGATGGGAGCTTTGCCAGTAGCGCAAGGTTATATTGCATCTATGGGCTATGGGTTGGGATACACATTCCCAAATGATACAACAGGAGGAGCAAGTAACAAGAACTATTGCGACCTTTTTTGGAGGCAGACGGTTACAGATGATAACGGGCTTGATGGCTGGTATCAACTCCTCTCGTGTGTTAGTGCGGTTAATTCGGAGTCTGCGGGAGTACGTGGAGCGAATGCGGATAATCGTGGTGCGCTTACGTATACGTATTATGGGTTTCCCTTGTGCCTTGAATTATAGGGGTGTTCCGTGGCGTTTTTTTTAGGAGGGTGTGCTTCCTTAAACAGAGATTGAAATATTGAAATAACAAAGCGGTTTGCGGGGTTTCGGAAACTCCTCTCGTGTGTTAGTGCGAATAATTCGGAGTCTGCGGGAGTACGTGGAGCGAATGCGAATAATCGTGGTGCGAATACGAATACGAATTATGGGTTTCCCTTGAACCATTTACGGTTTTCTTTGATGTGAACCAAACGACCCCAAAAACCATGCCTCACAGAAACGTAACCTCATTGCTGGGGTTACGTTGGCAAAATAATACGGGTTTAGAAAGTGCTGGTAGATTGCAGAAATGCAAGTGCGAAAGCTCTGATTAAAACAATGGCACACAAAATATATAGCAGTGTAGATAATAATAGCTATTGGCGTGTATGTGACCCTCAAAATGTGTTGCACGCAACGTATAATACGATGAGAGGGAAGTATGGGAGGTACGATGTACAAAAGTTTATGGGTACTGGATATATCGAACGAATTACAGATATATGGGAGATGCTTGATAAACAAACATACGTGCCGAGTAAGTACCATGAAAAGGATATTTACGATGTAAAAGTGAGACATTTAAAAATAGCTCCTTTGTATCCCGATAGAGTTATACACCATTGTCTAATAGATGTTATTGAAACTGATTTAAAGAAACTGTTTATTGCCAATACCTACGCTTGCATAAAAGGGCGTGGTATACATGCTTGTTTGAATGACCTAAAGAAAGCTCTGTTTAATGATAAAAGAGGTACAAAGTACTGCCTGAAAATTGATATACACCACTATTACGATAGTATTGTACATAGTATACTAAAGCAGATAATATCCGAGAAATACGGTGATGAACGGATGTTATGGTTGATGTATACTATAATAGATAGTACGGAGGGAGACGTTGGTTTGCCTATAGGGTTTTTAACCAGCCAACATTTTGCAAATTGGTATCTCACTTTATTCGACCATTGGATGAAAGAAGTGATAAGGGTAAAATACTACTATAGGTATATGGATGATATAGTTATATTGAGCGATAGCAAAGAGCATCTACACATGGTATTTGAGCAAATGCAACAATACTTGGCTGATAAGCTAAAGTTGGAGATAAAAGAAAACTGGCAGATATTCCCTGTTGATGCACGCTCAATAGATTTTGTGGGATACAAGAGTAACCATTACAATATACTTGCACGCAAGAGCATATTGTATACTTATTATCACAAGTTACGTATAATAGCGAAGAAATATGATATTGCAGATGAGGGCATGATAAAGCATGAGCTTGCAGCACATTGGGGCTGGTTAAAGCATTGCAGTGAGGAGCATTTTAATACAATAATAGATAATTCTAAAAAACAGTTGAACTATGAGCAACAGATTAAAACAAGGGGTACACACCAGTAATGTGCAACCCACCTTTGATGTCATAGACAGAATTAAGGGTACAACTCTTTATAACTTCAATCAGCATTTTATTGAAGTTGAGCAAGAGGGTGGAGAAAAGGTAAAGGAGAATGAGTATAATAGTTTGCGTGTGGATTACCCCATTAATGCAAACCATATTTTTGAAACTCTTATTACGGAGCTTTATCCCAATAACGAGGAACAAAAGTTACTCAATGATTATAACGCTGCACTGGCTAAGATTGAGCCGGATGATAAAAAGCAGCCGTATATTGACTTCTTGGAAGTACGTAAACAGATGCGTGCTATGGTTGACGCAGATTGCACTATAAATAATATACCGTTGCAATAAGTATGGGACAGGAAACATTTGATTTTGCAGACCTCTCACTGCAAGGAGAGGCTGCAAACTCTACGTTGCCGAGTGGTGATTATCCGAGTATTGATGAAGTAATAAACAAACCTATTTGGGTAACTGGCTACACGAACGATGTAGAGACTGCAAACGGAAAAAGATGTGTTGTCAATTTTAAATGGGAGCTGGGAGAAAAGGAAACAGCCTTTTTTACATCCTCTAAGAAGTTGATAGGCGTACTCTCCAATGCTGGCATACGTTTTCCTTTCCATACAATAATTAAGGTTGTATTCATCCGTGATATGGCTGGCTTTGAGTTTCGCAGTAGCAAAGAAGCCATATCACAGGATGATATAGACAGCTTAAATATGTATCAAATAAAGAAACGTAGCTACTTGAAACAAAGGAGGTAAAGTATGGATGTGATTTTTAAAGGTGCAGAGAATATGCTATTGATATTTGTAATAGCATGTATTATTGTATTTGCATCTATGTGCGTAGACCTTATTAGTGGGCTTTACAAAGCCAAACTTAGAGGAGAAATACGTAGTAGTTTTGGGCTAAAACGCTCATTGGGAAAATTTATAATGTACATGGGAGGTATGCTAATAGCATGTGGTGTTGATGTGCTTATGCACCTATGTAAATTCTTTCAAATAATACATGTGGATGCTCTTTTTGGCATCCCTGTATTTACTTGTTTATTGGGAGTGTTTTTGCTAATTGTTGAGTTTCTTAGTGTGCGAGAAAAGGCAGACCAAAAAACGAAAACAGAAATAAGTAGAGTGGAGAAACTTGCAGCGCAGATGGTTAAAAAGGATGATTTGGTAGATGCCTTAACACAAGCATTAACCTCTGCTATAAAAAAGGAGAGTTGATAAATGAAAGTACTTTTAGATAATGGGCATGGCGAAAATACAGCCGGAAAACGTTCTCCTAAATGGCGAGACGGTTCGCAGTTATTTGAGTGGGAGTATACACGTGAAATAGCCCAGCGTGTAGAATTTGAGCTTATAAAGTGTGGGGTTGATGTTGAACGTATCGTAAAGGAAAGTATAGATGTTTCTTTGCGTGAACGCTGCAACCGTGTAAACGAAGTATGCGCAGAGGTCGGTGCTAAAAACTGTATACTGGTAAGCATACATTGTAATGCAGCAGGAAACGGTTTGCAGCCAATGAGTGCACAGGGATGGAGTGTATTTGTGTCCTTAAATGCTTCTTCCAAAAGTAAAGAGCTGGCAGATTCATTTTGTGATGCAGCTATAACAAATGGAGTTAAGTTGCGGGGTTACTCTCCGAAACAGCGTTTTTGGGCGCAAAACCTTGCAATGTGCAGAGATACTAAATGTGCAGCAGTATTAACCGAAAACTTGTTTATGGATAATGAGGAGGATTGCCGTTACTTGCTTTCTAACGAGGGTAAAAAGGTAATAACTCAAATCCATGTACAGGCTATTTTAAATCTATTAGGCAAATGAGAAAGTTTATTGTAGCATTATTTGTATTGCTTGTTTCTGCCTGCCTTTTTTTCGCTCATGGATGGAGAGAACAAAAGAAAGAAAGCAAACGGCTGGCGGGTAATCAATCTGCTTTATTGGCAGATGTGCAGTTATACAAAACGCAGGCTGGAGAGAATGCAGCCAAAGTGCAAAGACTGGAGCTTACTAAGAGCGAGTTTGAGAAACAATGTGCAACTCTTAAAAATGAGGTAGAAGCTCTGGGCATAAAAACAAAGCGTTTGGAGAGGGTTATTAGTACAAGTTCTAAAACAGAGGCTCAAATTACAGCACCAGTTAGGGACAGACTTGTTTATAGGGATAGAGAACAACCACCGGACACCTTGCGGTGCTTTAACTTTGCAGACAATTATTTAAAGGTAAATGGGTGTATTGAGAAAGATACATTTAATGGTAAAATTGAAAGTAAGGATACTCTTATACATGCAGCTCACCGAGTACCTAAAAAGTTTCTTTTCTTCCGCTTTGGCTGCAAAGCTATAGAGCTGGAGGTGGTGAGTAAAAATCCACATACTGAAATTACATATAGTAGATACATTGAACTGAAATAAATTGTATCTTTGTGCGATAACCATATTTTGTTGAGCCACAATTTGCAGCGTTTTTGCAGTTGTGGCTCAAATGTGTTACAGTAGAGATGTTTGTAAGCAAGTAATGTGCTGATAATCAGTAGTAATATATTCGTTGGAGCGTCAGATTCCGGTTCTGAAGGTCGTGCGTTTGAATCGCACCGGGGTCACATAGTAAAATCGCAATTATCTTATTATTAGATAGTTGCGATTTTGTGTTATATACTGTTGCACAACATTCGCACAACATCTCGGTGTGTGGAGAGATTTAATAATAAAATAAAAGCCCGTTTTTTAGGCGGGCTAATTTAAATGAGTGGTAATTTTCTACTTCCATTGTGGTGAATATGGCTATTTCTCTTTTAAAGATTTTAGCATTTTCTTTAATTCTCCTTTGCTGGCACATGATGACTGTGCTTTCATTTCAGATATATAGAATTGCCAACCTCCCTGCATTGATTTATACTCTGCCGTATTGTTAGTTGGATTGTTTAGAGATACTATTTCCCCTTTTGTAGGTTCATATTCAATAAGCGATTCAATGAGTTTAATAGCTTCCTCTTTGGTTCCCAATTCAATATTCATTTTAAGGTCGGTGTTTTCCTTTATAGTAGATTCGATCTTATACAATGTACCTGTCTCTATAAGTTTACAGTTGCCCATACGGAAAGAATTGAGAACAGTAGGTTTTCCTTTTGAAGTAAGTTGTGCAGAAGCGGTTAATGCAACCATTAATACTGCAAATACTAATAATACTTTTTTCATTGTTATATACTAATTTGTTTTATATTGAATAATGTCATGCCTATGTTATTATCGCCATAGTGGTTGCTTATCATTACTTCGCCCCATAAACGAAGAAATAAATGGTTCTTTGCATCTGCCAAATCTGAATCTACTATTATTCCATTCCCCATACTATCTGATCCATATTTCTTATAGCAGAAGTTAACGAGAGCTTTTAAATCTTTGGTAATAGTATTATTTTTCCCTTTAAAAACTAGATTGAACTCGTTTTCTCCTACTTTTAGTATTTCAATCTCATAAAAAAGCTCTAATTCTAACTCTTTTAACTGTAAATTGTAATGTTGTACTTCATTACCTGATTCAGTTTTTTCAGAATGAGAAAATTGAGGATTATACTTAAATATATTTTCTATATCAATTTTGAAGAAATCTTTCAGTTCATTCTTCTTGCTTAAAAAATTAAATATTCCCATAATTCTTTTTTTTATGATTATTCTATCTTCTTCTAGGTCTAACTGATTCTATAACGTTGAAAATCTGCTTTACATCACATAAATCAATAACTCGATCAGGATACATATCATTTAATGAATGAATAGTAATGGTGTGATTCTCTACGTCATGATCTATAATGCGCTTAACTATTATTCCATCGGTATGTACTATAACGAAATCCCATTTGCGAAGATGGAGTTTAGAACTCACCCACAAATGGGGCTGTATTTCACGACAGTAAAGTCTATCTCCTTCTAGGTAGCTTTCTTCGGTTCCATTGTTCATACTGTCGCCTTTGACTTCAAAGGCTATATAATTTCCATGTCCTTCTTTATCAACTATAAAAGGTATCTTAGGTAATTGCTCCATGTAAGTTGTGTCTGTGTATCCATCTAAATATCCCGCATAAGCGAATTGATTAACTAACGGGATATAAACTACGTCTTGTTGGATGGGCGCAGCTTCATTATAAATAGGCTTGAATGTTCTTTTTATTTTCTCTCCTTCGCCTGTTACTAACCAATCATAATTAAATATGTTGTTATAGGCTTCATTGAAACGCTCTAAGAAACTCTTAGTGAGATATTTTTCATCTCCATTAAAAGCACGTGAAATATTAGTTTTACTAATTCCCATTTTATTAGCTACATCCTGCTGTGTATGGGCTTCTCCATTACTTCTTAAGTATTCAAAAGCTTCTTTTATTATTTCTTTTTTCATATATACCAACTATTGTTAGTGTTAAATGATGTTTATATATCAACAAAAGTTTGTATGATGTTTGCTTTACTAACAAAAGTTTGTATCTTTGCAACATCAAACAACATCCAACACTGCAAAGGTGCGAAGTTTGAGTGAGAAAACCAAATATTTTACATAACTAAAAATAGGTAAGACAATGAGAAATAGAGATTATGAACTAGTAAAAGACGGCAAATATAATATGAAAGCCATCATGCAGAGAGCTTGGGTATATGTACGCCAGTATGGTTATTCTCTTAAATCTGCCTTGCGTATTTCTTGGGTGGACGCTCGCTTAAAGATGGATGAATATGTAGAATCATTGAAGCCGAAAGCCATTGAGTCTAAACAGGGTAATGTGTTGAAAGCGTTTTTCGCCGATAAGTATGCTAACTACGATAGTTCTTGGAGATAATGAGTGAAGAAAAAATAAACGAAAACTTAGTTTTCCTTCGGAAATACACGGACGATCTGAAAGAACGAGATGAATATACAGTTCAGATGCTGGCTGGAAGCAAAGAAACGAAAGAAGAAATTATCAGTAACCTTCTTCGAATAATAAAAGATTACGAGGCTCTGTTAGGTTAGAACCTACGAAAGAAGCGAGCAAAACGCTTTCAGGGTACATTGATTAGTTCTTTGACATATTGGATCATACGAAAAGAAATTCAACCGTAGCAGGAATGCCGTGATCGGTTGAAGGTTCGAATTAGTTACATATATCACTTGGAAGTCCGAAAAGTCTTTATCAGTAAGCATATAGCAGTTAAGGCGAGCTATAACGCTATCTAAGTGATTCAACATACAGCCCGTCACGTCTCGATACGTGGAAGAATCCGTAGAAGGTATCGCGGGCACTAACTTTAATTGATATGATTATGATAAAAAAAGTAGTTCAGTATTTTAGAAAGCGCAATGATATGAGATTGCGCAAGTGGTGTATGAAATTAGTTGTATGTAGACCTCAAATTGGCGGCAGCATTGAAGATGCCGCCAATAAAGTTTACGAATGGATCAAAAAGAGTCCTGAATCAAAGTTTTAATTTCTTCATACGTTTCTTGGGTGTCAATTGACATGTATCCATTAGATAATGCAGATATTAGTACAATGCTCCCCTTACCATTTTCTAACTTGGTCACATTACTAATAGCTTGAACATTAACAAGGATTTTGCCATTATCGGCACTTAATTCAATAAAATTCTTCATGTTTCTTAATTTTAAAATTAGACACTTCAAAGTTAAGAAAATCCCCTGATAATAACGTGAGGTTACCGATCGAATTGGTTCAGGGGAGCTATTTAAACTTTTTGTTTTGTCGTGTTTTATTTTGTGTTTGTGTTGTAGGGTGTGCCGTTCGTGAGAATAGCGCACCTTTTTAATTGGATAAGTGGCGGAATTGGTAACGCTTAGTAGAGTAAGATTGTAAGCCAGACATTCAGTGAGGCTCTTAAATTTACATTCCCGGTTCGAATCCGGGCTTATCCACTAATAATAATCAAATAATTAATCTTATGGCAAAAGAAGTGAAAAAAATAACTGGTGATTGGACAAAATCAATCAGTGAAATGAAGCTAAATGAAGTAGTAGAATTTCCGATATCTGCTTATGATGGAATAATGAGTACAATTCGATATCGTGTTAGACGCAGATTTGGAATTATAATCAAGAGAGAAGGAGAGTTGGACTATAAAAAGGGAGTTTTTAGAGCTAAACGTATTTCGTGATGGAAACTCTGACTCAATGTGAGTATCAAGTAGCTAATGAAGTCGCAAAAGGACAAACCCCAGATGAAATTGCCGATTTGCTCAAAAAGTCAGTTTGGACCATAAAGGCACAGATTAGGGATATTCATAAGAAGTTAGGCATTAACAATAACGTAGAGCTTACTTTATTCCTGCTATGTGATAGGACTAAAAGAAACTTTGATTTGAAGGAGATTAGGAAGCACGGTATTGAGTTATTCTTCTCTGTTTGGTTCTTTATACTTGCTATTACGCCGAATTATCAAATGGACATGAGACGTTGTAATATTCGTCCTGCTGCAAAAACAGCTCTACGTATAATGAGAACTAAAATGGACGGTGATTTAATGCTTGCCGCTTAGTATTAACTTAAAAATAATGTTCTATGAAAACTATTCATAAAATTCAAAATGCTATTGCTGTCATTGCTCTTGCTATGGTGACCCACCTAGCATTGCAAATCGAAATGACTAGAAACGAAACAATATCATGTATTATAATGCTATTGTTAACTGTGTTCATGCTTTTAGAGAGAAGTTCAAAAGAGGTGCATCAAAAAGAATAGGGGGATAGATATGAGTATTCAAGAGATCATGAGTCTTGGGGGGAGTAAGATATCGGCTAATGTGAATTTTGAAGATTTAAAAGCATTCGCAGATTATCTCATTCAAAAAACAAAAGAAGAAGTTGAAGAATCTATTTTGGCTAAGAAAAAAGAGACTTTCGTAAAGCCCAAAGATGCTTGTAAACAGTTACAGGTTGATCGGTCAACTTTGTGGAGATGGGCTAAGACAGGTTATTTAATTCCCGCAGAAGTCGGTGGAAAAAGATTATATAAACAATCTGAAATAGATATTATATTACGCAAATAATTTATTGTTTAACTCTAACCCCGGAGTAAAGGACTCCGTGCGGTATCCAGTCCGCTATTTAAGTTTTGAATTATCCCGGTGTCCGTTGGTTCGGTATCCGGGAACTATTTTATTAACTACTTTAATTATAACGAATATGGACGATTTAGCTATTAGAGAACAAGAATCTTCTCTCGATGTACAGACAATTGATCTGTCTGGTGATATTCCTTCTTTGAAAGATGCGAAGGAATTACCAGTTGATTTATGTGGTAATTATTGGTCTCCTGTGATTCCCGGTGAGTTCAAGAAAGTTATTTTCTTGGATATTAAACCTCAAAAGGTATTGTCGCAAACTACCGGTGAACTTATCGATTTAGATTGTGTCATGTTTGCAGAGCAAAATGAAAATGGTGATTTGACCACCACAATGAATGGTTCTGTTAGATTAGTTGGAGCTTTACAGCCTTATTTTGAAGATGGCATAATTAAAAAAGGAACAATGCTTAAAATTACCTATATGGGTAGGAATAAGAATAAAACAAATGCAAATTCTTCTGATAACTGGTCTATTAAACCTTTACGCATAAACTTGCCAGATGTGGGATGATATTAATTTGAACGATTGTGAGGAAGGTGAAGAACTTAATCCTTCTGCTTATAATCCGGACGATTATCCCACCAAAGAGGAGATGCTTGATTTTATCTCTTTGAATTGCAATAAGCCACCTGTTAATATTGATTTGAAGGAGTTGAGTGTTAACGGAGTAGTAAAGCGTGATCCTATGGAGATGTATTTGAAAAGCGATCATATTTCCTCTTCCAATTTGAAAAATGCTCTTAAAACTCCACGATCTTTTTATTATGATTACGAAAGGACATTTGAAGAGAAAGAAAAACCTTGTTTTCAGTTAGGGACATTTGCCCACATGGCATTTTTGGAACCACGTTTATTCGAGCTTGTCAAAGTAGAACCTAAGTGTAACCAATCATCGAAAGAAGGCGTGATTGGAATGATTCGGTTCTATAATGAATTGCTCCTGAATGATAAGAATTATATTCCAGATGTCGAAGAAGAAATACCTTCTGAAAGGTGGAATTTCTGTGATCTGAAAGACTTTCGTGATAATAAGAAACAGAAGTGCATTGATTTGGGATACTCGTTTATCAGTGATGAAATGAGTATGATAATTAAAGCTCTTGAAAGAAACTATTATTGGTATGGTGGCGGCATCATCAAGCAGCTTTTGAAAGGTGCATACTCAGAAGTATCATTCTATGGCAAGGATGAAGAAACGGGGCTTAATGTAAGAGTTCGACCGGATTATTTTAATGTAGAGGAAAATATCGGTGTAAATGCAGTTATTTCCTTTAAGACCACACGTGCCGACGATCTCGGCAAGTTCTACTATGATTGTGCCAAGCTCAAATATGAGCTTTCAGAAGGAATGTACCAAGAGGTTATGAGTAGCGTTACTGGACGGAACTTTAATGTAACAATTATGATCATGTTACAGACGGTTGAACCATACGATGTCGCTGTTCTCTTCTGGTCGCCCGATGATTTGGCAAATGGTAAGTATAAATATCGCTATGCTCTCTCAATCGTAAAAGACTGTTTCGACAAGAAATGGTTTCCCGGATATGACGCTAAAGCCGAAGAAGGAGCTAGAGGTATTATTGATATGCAGCTCCCGGAATGGAGTCAAAAGATGCTTCATCCGGTGGCTATTGATGATTTTGAATAGTTATGAAAAGGATAGAAATTATTTTAAATGGACGAAAGATTTTAGATATCCAAAGCGATGAAACTGATTACGGTTCAGAATATATCGCTTTGGAAGTATCACAAGAGACTAAAAATAATATCACTCAAGCACTTCGGCTTCTCCAAAAAGTTCAGTCGTGGAATCTTGAGAAAGAAGAAAATCAGGACAGTTAATTAATTTATCGAATATGTTGGCTAAATCTTTTATTTCATTATCACTTAATTCATAACTTCTGATAGACTTTTTATCAGTGAATGTTCCTGACGAAATGAAAGTTTTAACTCCATCTTTTGATTTAATTCTTCTAATAGTTATAAAGTTATTAGATTGTTCGCTAATTGCTTTTCTAAATAAAATTTCCATAACACTTAATTTTAAAGTTTGACAGCTCCAAAATTAAGAAAAGTTCCCAAGGAAGGATAATTCTTCTTTGGGAATTTATTAAAACCTATAAAACAATGATTGATTTAAAAGACTATGTACCGGAGGAACTTAAATTTAAGCTCCCTACCACCGTGAAATTTCCCGAAGTGATTTTCTCTGATTGCGTCTGTATGGACGACGTTAAAAAGAAATTGTCAGAGCATTTTGTAACCATCCAAGAAAAGGATGTAATTGCTAACCGGGTGATGGATGATTATGAAATCCAAACTATTCGTGCGAACTATGGCGAGATTGCCGAGGAACAGATGCCGGAACTTGAAGCACAGTTCGAAGCTTTGAAAGCCAAGTTCAACACAGAGAAAAAAGACTTTGAGGCAAAGATTTCTGCCTTACATACCCAGTTCAAAGACCTTGTTAACTTGGCAAAGAAAGGCATTAAAGATTATCCTTTAAAAATGATTGATACCTTCCGTATTCCTGTGATGGGGCATTACCTGTATTATTCATGGGTAAATGACGCATTTCGTCTGGCGTTGGTTCAGGAAATACCGAAGCATGAATACAATGACCTTTTCAATTCAGGTGAAATGAATCAGGAAGCCTTTAAAACACTCGGCTATGAATTACCAGATATAGATGTGAAGGATACTAGAAAGAACCTTCGAAAGTTTGGCAAGGATGAAAATATTGTTGAAGTCTGGGAAGAAGATGGTCAGGATGTTTGGTTAGAACACTGGATTGAAGACTTCTTGGATGAAGGTACTGGTGAGGTTGTTCCTATCCAACGCCATGAATGGCATAGAGTATCAATCGAAGAAAGCCCATGGAGAAAGGAGGAAGAAAATGACGAGACTGGCGCACAAGAAGGGGAGACCGACGAAATACCGGAAGAGTCTGAGGAATAATCCTTATTGGGAAGAAGTAAAACGTAAGGTCCGAATCCGTGACGGGCACAAGTGCCAAGTGTGTGGAAAGACTTATAATTTGGAGATTCATCACAAAATCTATGACGTTGCAGGATATTCTATAGTTGGGCATGAATTAGAGTTCCTGTATTGTCTTGAGACTCTATGTGAGGATTGCCATCGAATGAAACATGGTAAGTAACTTTGTTAACCCGCCTGCTTGTCTGCGAAGATATAGTGGGCAGACATGGGGAAGTGGCAGAATTGGTATTGTTAAGTAACCGCCCGTCAGCGGTGAAAAGGATGGACGTAAATAGCCTGACGGCGTAGAATATCATCCGATTGCGGGTTCGAGTCCCGTCTTCCTCCACATGGGGAACGTTGTTTTTCGCTCTATTTTCGGATTCCTTCAATAAAAACATTGAAATGAGCGTGGTTATTTTTTGCTGTTTTTAATCCCATAAATAAAACAGCACACGGGCGGTTACATGTCTGGTAGAAATGATGTAGTGCACTGCATTAGGAGAGTTCGATTCTTTCACCGTCCACAAACCTTAGAGAGAGAAGCATATAAAAGCGGGAATGCAGCTTATACAAAGTACGGGGTCTGGCTGATGATTGCTAGTGACACGACTGAAAAGAAGCCGAAACCTTGTATAAGTTCCTGTTAGTAGTGTGTTTCGTTGGAATAAATGTTGAATCGCCCCGAAGAATACGCTTCGGGGCTTTTAATTAGGAACCTATAAATATTAGATATGAAACAGGTAAGCAGTAAACAAGCTCAGAGAAACAGAGAAGTTGCTAAAATAAAGCAGTCACTTTCTCCCTCTTGTGCAATATGTGGTAAGCCGGCTGTAGATGCCGCACATTTGATTCCTAAGAGCATGTATCCGGAACATTACACCAATCCTCAGAACATTGTAGGATTTTGCCGGGAATGCCATAATAAGTACGATAATAACTTGGCATTCAGACAGCGGCAGAAGCGTCTTATAGAGCGTGTGAAGTCTTTTGATGAATGTGCAGCAAATAGATATTTCCGTTTATGAATAGTTATCAGTTAATATCCAAGCTTTGGAAGGTTCGGGATGATACCTATCTCACTACAGCCGCTCAAGCTCTTTATCACGAACTTGTAGCCATCTGTAACGAAATGAAGTGGAAGGATGTTTTTAAAAAGAAGAACTCTGATTTGTGTTCTATTCTGAATATGTCAGAGAAAACCTTAATAAAATCAAGGAGTGATTTGAGCGATGCCGGATTACTTTACTTCCAATCGACAAAAGACAAGAGAATCGGCTGTTATTACTCATTTACTACTGTAATATCATCCGTCTATTTTACAGATGAAAGTACAGATGATTCTACAGATGAAAGTACAGATGATAATAACGGAGGTGGAGAAATCCCACCTGTAGAATCACCTGTAGAAACACCTGTAAAATGCTTAGATGATAATTTGCCATCATCTGTAGTTTCATCTGGAAAATGTTTAGATGAAACGCAATTTTCACCTATTATAGATAATATAAACATAAAACAAGAAGAGAGTCTCGCGCATACGCACGAGAGCACCCCACCCGAAAAGCCTAAGCGATCTAGGAAAAAAGAAGGAGATGCGAAGCCTTTAGTTTATCCTTTCGATTCGATAGCATTTATGTCGGCATGGACGGAACTTGTGAAAACTCCAAAATGGAAAGGAAAGCTAAATTATGCTTTGCAGATTTCATTAAACAAGCTGGGTAAGTTTGAAGAAGAGTTCGCTATCCGACAAATAGAGCGAGCTATAGAATCTAATTGGACCGGAGTCGTATTCTCTGGTACTGAACGTGATTATCAAGAATGGCTAAAACAAAAAAAGTATGGAAACAATCAGAAACCTTGTACAAGCAAGCAGGAAGCAAATGACCATGCCCTGCAGCAATACATTACCGAGCGTCAGCGTAGAGAACAAGGCTTGGTTGA